CCAGGGGGTCCAAGGTTCGAATCCTTGTACTCCGACCAATTTGTATAGAAAGATGTTATGAGTAAAGGTAGTAGACCAAGACCATATAGTGTTAGTCAAGAGGAATTTGCGAATAGCTTTGACAGAATCTTTCGCAAGCCTGATCCAAGAGTAATTCAAGATTCATTAAATGAAGATGAAGCATTTAATGATTTAGAAAAATTCAACAAACAAAAACTTAATAAAGAAAAAGGAAATACAGAATGACATGCAGAGGATACAATCCAAAGACAGTGAAAATTTCAAAGACAATTAAACGTGTAGCATCAACTATTATTGACCCACACGTTCGTGGAGAGTTTATTCGTAGTTATGTAGAAGTCGCTAAAAGCAATTCTACTGTACGTACATCGAAAAAAGATTCTTTTAAGACTTAAAGGATAAATAAGATTAATGCATCCTTAGCTCAGGGGTAGAGCGTCTCCTTTACACGGAGAGGGTCCGCGGTTCGAAACCGTGAGGATGTACCAGATAGATGCGGGTATGATGTAAAGGTAACCTGAAACCTTGCCAAGGTTTATTTGCGAGTTCGATTCTCGCTACCCGCTCCAAACAATGTCAGTAGATACAACCTTATAAAGAATTAATAATGATTAGTGAAAGTTTACTTAAAGAATTAAATCAAACCGCCGGCCCTAATATGGAAGGTAATTTGTGTTACGAACATGAACTAGTTCCTAATGATAATCAATTCTATCAAGGTTTCGAAAATAAAAGAAAAAATATAGTAACAATAGCTAAAAAATATAATAATATAACAGAGATTGGGTTTAATGCAGGACATAGTGCCGCAATAATGTTATCAGCTAACCCTAATTTAAATTTAACCAGTATTGATATCGGACATCATTCATATACTGTACCGTGTGCTAATGTAATACAAAATTATTTTCCTAATAAACATAAACTAATTTTAAAAGATTCAAGAAAAATTGGTAGGGATGAGATTGGACCATCTGATGTAGTAATAATTGACGGTGGGCATGATTTTGCCAATTGTTTTTTAGACATTGCACTATGTATAGCATATTGTAAACCGAGAACTCTTATAGTTATAGACGATTACGTTTATCCCCCGATTGCTGAAGCAACCAGCAGATTTTTAAGTTCTCTAACACCTTGTGATGAATTCATTAGCGATCCATTCCAAGGTATTTTTTATTTAAAGTAAAAACAAACAACATAAAGGAAAACATGTCATTATCATCAAGATACACAAGCGAAGATGCAGTAGCAAAAATTGGAAACAGATTTAATCTGGTTCTCATTGCAACATTACGTGCTAGAGAATTACGTGCCGGAGACCCGTCAAAAGTTTCTGATGAAGGCACAGGTCCATTATTAACTGCCCTTCGTGAAATCGAAGAAGGACATGTTGGTGTAGAGTACTTAGAGAGGTACAAGAACACAGAACAACAACGTAAGAAAAATTTTGAACGCTACAATAGAGAATTCTAAATAGAACACTCGGGCTACTCTTCTCCGTTAATGAAGGCGTAATTGTAGTAACGAGAACTACACGGTGCATTGGATCTACCGCAAGGCCCGCGTAACATGGGCGACTTGAGAAATCACAAAGGCAGAACATAACTGTCTAGATAGAGATATGTAGGACAGCACCTTAAACTCATGTTGGGGCTTGGTAGTGCAAGTAGCCGACAACTCATACGTCAGAATTTGTATTAGGTCCCCAGCTACGACCTATTAAACAAATTCTATTACCGCTAGTAATCTTAGTAACACGGTGAGGATAATTAGCAGGGAACAATACACAACTACCAAATGCTCTACTAACATGATGGTCAGCAACATATAAATCCCCGCCTTCATATTCATTACTATCTGATAATTGTATAATTAGATTTACTTTTCTTTCTAATTGTAAATCATCGGTTATTGAGCCATCATGGTGAGTACTAAAATAATCCCCTGGATGGTATATTTTTATTTCATATGGTTCAATAAAAACTATATCGTTTTTTATTTTACTGGCATGTAGTGTCCAAACACTATTTAATATTCGGTATATGCTATTGCTATACCCAAATGCGTACATTGTTTCATGTACCTGACATGTAGTAAATTCTGAACCATCTCCCACATTTGACTGTCTTCTATGTAATCCCGAGGCACGTTCATCCTTTGCATATGCTTTTAAGTTATCAGCAATAGATTCAGTAATAATATCATTAATTTCAAATATATTGTTATAATCTATTATAGCAGGATCAGGAGATAAAAACGATTTGGGTTTGTATTGTATCGGGAACATGTAGTATTTATTTACTTGACATTAATCCCAAAACGTTGTATAATTAGATTAGAAAGGAATTATTATGCCATGGATTGAAAATGTAGCAGCCGCAGATATCCCAACCCGCTTTCACCATGAAGCCGGTGAGAATAGTATGCTGATTAGCATTACAGACCCTGCGAGTTGGAGGCCAACACCGGCGCATAAATTCAAAGAGATTCATAATTTTGAATTTTTGGATGTTGAAAAGGATGACTTTGTTCTTGAGGAAGCTATGAAGTGTAGCCAAGAACAAGCAAATGAATTGGTAAGACTATTGCAACATGCATTGGAAAATAAAATGAATGTTGTTGTTCATTGCTTTGCAGGTATTTGCCGTAGTGGTGCAGTTTGTGAAGTTGGTGTAATGATGGGTTTTGATGACACCAACAGATTTCGCAGTCCAAACTTGTTGGTCAAGCATCGTATGATGAAGGCATTGGGTTGGACTTATGATGAAAACGAAAAGCCAAATATTGATGATTGGCGGACATTTAGAAATGATTTGTAATGTACAAGGTAATAGGTAAAGAAGAAACGTTTAAAGTTTTAACACTGGCTGAGGCAATGAATCTTGCCAAGCACATGAATGAGTTTGTTACTATCAAAGGTACAGACTTTGAAGTGTGCGGTATGTTTGGTGTTGATAGTATTGTAGATGGCAAGACACCTGATGGCGTTGTATATAGTTGGAATAAATCCAGTCGCATTGGACGAGTAAAGAAGGATAGAGTATAATGACTACGTGTTATCAATTAATTGGCGTACCGTGTAGCGGCAAAAGCACTTGGGTAGAAAACCAAATGTGGGCTTTACCCTGTGCTAAAGTTAGTACAGATAAGTGGGTTGAATTCTATGCTAAAGAAGTGGGTCGTACTTACTCCGAGGTGTTTGAAGGATTTATGCCCACTGCTGTAGACCTAATGGCTAAGGAAGTTGTTGCGGCACGTGATATGAAGCGTGATATTATTTGGGACCAAACTAGTACTACTATAAAAAGCCGTGCTAGAAAGTTTAATATGTTACCTAATTATGAACATATTGCTGTGGTGTTTAAAACACCAGAACATAAAGAATTGATGCATCGGTTATCCAATAGACCTGGTAAAGAAATTCCAGAGCATGTTATTGCTAGCATGATTGCAAATTGGGAAGACCCTTCGCTAGAAGAAGGATTTAAGGATATTTGGTATATTAACAGTTAAAGGAGAACAAAATGCCTAGTGTATTTTTAGTTAGCGATACGCACTTTGGTCACACGGGTGTTTGTAAGTTTACACGAAATGATGGAGTAACAAAATTACGTCCATGGGATAGTCCAGAAGAAATGGATGAAGAAATGGTCAAACGTTGGAACGAACGTGTAAAGCCAACCGATAAAGTCTATCACTTGGGTGATGTGGTTATTAACCGTAAAAGTTTAGGAATCATGCGCCGCTTAAACGGTGACAAGGTTTTAATTCGAGGTAACCACGACATTTTCCGTGATGATGAATATCGTGAACACTTTCGGGAATTACGTGCATATCATGTTATGAACGGAATGATATTAAGTCACATACCATTACATCCTGAATCATTAGGTCGATTTGGTGTTAACATTCACGGGCATTTACATGCCAATCGTGTTATGTTACCGGGATTTGGTGGTAAGATTACCGACATTGTAGATACCCGTTATCACTGCGTTTGCGTTGAACATACTGACTTTGCTCCTATCTTATTTGAAGATGTTATAGCACGAATCAAAGACGAAGGTGGTGAGGTTGGTTTTAAAAACGGAAACGGACCCACAATGTGAATAGGGCCTTCGGGCCCTATTCCTATAAATAGACAATGTTAAGATTTTTACTTATTTTATTTTTTCCGTTAAATTGTTTTGCAACAAGTACGGTTGTTTACAATGCAACAACTAATAGTATAGTGCAAGGAACTTTGTGTTGTGAGGAAGTAAGCATTGCTAGTATTAGTAAATTAATGACGATATACACTGTATTAGAAGCTAAACAAGATTTAGAAGAAAAGATAATTGTACCCGATAGTAATGTTCGTGGTAGATTATCTAAAGGTATGGTAGTGTCTAGATTAGATGCAATTAAATTGGCACTTGTTAGTAGCGACAATATTGCCGCTATAACACTAGCAAACAATTATCCCGGCGGGCAGATTAAATTTGTGCAAGCAATGAATTCAAACACACAGCAATTAAACATGCAACATACTAGATTTATAGAACCCACTGGATTGAGTACAATGAATTACAGCACTATTGGTGATGTTGTTACAATGACAAATGCATTAATTAAATATCAAGTTTTTAAAGATGCCGCAAAAATTAAAGAATTATCAATTGTAGCATATAAAAACAAGAAACCAACTGTAATACATTCAAGACCAACTAGTACTTACTTTGGTGATGAAAAAATTGTAGCACTTAAAACAGGATTTACTAATGCGGCAGGTTTTTGCATTACTATGATAGTAAACAATAATAACCAACTGTATAACATTGTGGTGTTAGGAAGTAGAACACCAAACGAAAGAAGTAGAATAGTAAAAGAATTACTAACCAAATTGAAATAATATTTCAATTTATTAAATTTTATATAAATACGATATGCTTGAATTCATCAAAGACATTTCTCACACACTTTTAAGTTTCATTAAAGATGATCCAGTTCGCCCCGAAATACCAACTAACTATAGAGTTAGTGATGGTCGTATGGTTGCGGCATTAACCGATGAAGAAAAAAATCCTGAAGCAATGGTATGTGTTAGCTTTCATGATTTTGTCCCATCAGATGTTACAGAATTAGATAACACTGCACAAGTTCCAACTACTGCAATTTTTTACACTATTTGGAGTTACAAATCAGGTAAGGGACAAGAACTGTTATTTAGGGCTGTTAAAGGGATACAAGAACAATACCCAAGTGTAACTAGGTTTGTAACCCTAAGTCCTAAAACTAATACAGCAAGACGTTTTCATTTAAAGAATGGCGCCATTATTTTACGTGAAAACATAGACACAACCAACTACGAATACCTGCAAAAACCTGAAGAAAAATTGTTGTAAAAAAGCAACAACTTTTGTCACATTTTTGACACGGTTTTGTCATATTTTTGACACATTTTTGTCGTAAAAAAGCAACATTCCTTTAGTTGACAATAAATGGGCTTTCGTGTATAATCATTACATGAACTCGAAAATCATCCGTAAACGCAGAACTGATAGAAATCAAGTTATCTACTTCATTCAAGACGTAGTGACTGAAGAATATTATATCGGTTTAACTGCTATGTGTTTTGCAGGTAACGTGCGTAAGACATTGACCCGTCGTATGCAAAAACATATGCAACGTGCAATGACAGAAAACAAAAACTGGGGTTTGTCACGTGCATTACGTGAACGAGGCGCCGAGCGTTTTGTATTCGGTGTTATTGAAATTGTACGTGGCAAGCGTCCTGCACATGCCCGTGAAACAGAATTGATTAACAGTTTACAACCCGCATTGAACACTTTTGGAGTTAAGTAATGAACACGCAAATTGAAAAACTAATTAATGATACAGTAGGTATTTTGGATCGTGATCCACTAGACCAATCTGAGGATACTTATAGTATTTTACTTAAGTTTACACAAGCCCTTGCTAGTGAACTAGGTGAGATTGTAGTAGCAGATCCTGTCAAGGATGGTGTTCGCATGTACTTTGATGAAAAGATTGCCCGCTACGTAATCAAAAAGAGTGTTGGATTATAAGTATAATGAAAGTAAACGACATCCTGCAATGGATTGGTGCTATATTCATTATTATTGGACACGTATGTAATGCAATCGGTCCTAATGCATATCCCTACAATATTGTAGCATTTACATTGGGTACGATTGCATTTCTAGCATGGACCATTCGTGTTAAAAACACACCGCAAATGGTAGTCAATGTTGTTGCAATAGCAACATGCATAATTGGATTGTACAATGCATACTATACAAAGTAAAGAACAAATTATAAACGACATGTGCTATACCTATAGGCATGACTATGGGCTACGCAAAGATCCAAGTGAGCCACCTTGGACAGCCGGCATGACAGAGCAGGATGCCAAAATGCTTTACAAAACCATGGAACAGATATATAATAACAACATCGAACCACATTTAAAGGAGTTACAAGATGTTTTTGAAAGAAGTCAACGAAGCACTGGACCATAAAATCGTAGGTGGAAGTGATTACGGTTGGAATTGTTATCCTGATGCAAGATTTATGGATTACGAAAGTGAGTATGCACATGTGGGAGTACTTTTTAGTACAGTGACCCAAGAAATTTATTCTGCTGAAATTAACGATAAAGCAGATAAGTATAAACCATATCGTTGGTTGAATCCTAATTATGTTGACGCATATTTGGCTGAAGCAAAGCAACGTGGTATAGACCCCAATGAAGCATGGGATGATACCAAATGGTATGATTTAGAAGTCTCCGAAGATTGGTTAACAAAGGCTCATGCAATTTTCAATGGTCTAGAATTTGATGACCGTGTTGTAGTTCAAGTGGACCTTGAGAATGATTTAATTTTGACTCTAGCAATGGAAGCGCATAAACGTGATATTACGCTAAATAAGATGATGGAGATTGTTTTACAAGAAGCAATTGACCGTCATGTCAACGAACTTGTAGCCTAACACGTTATAAGAGTATATCACAAGAAAGGAAGCCCTATGAAAAAAGTTATTTTAGCTACTATTTTGGGTTTAGGATTAGTCGGTACTGCAAGTGCCCAATATTATGGTCATCATCGTCACGGCGGATATTATCGCGGTGGTTGCTATGGTTGTGGTTGGGTAGCTCCTGCATTAATTGGCGGAGTAATTGGTTACGAATTAAGTCGCAATGCTCCGGTCGTTGTCCAGCAACCCGTGCTAGTACAGCAACAGCCTGTTATAATTGAACAGCAACCGGTCATTCAACAACCACCAATTGGTTATCATTGGCAAGAAATGATTGACCCACAAACAAACACAAGAAAAATTGTTTTAGTCCCAAATCAGTAACCAAAAGCTATTGCTATTTAAAGATACCTGTGATATCATTACACTATGAATGATATTTTAACAGGTATTTTTGTTTGGATTAAAGATGACTACAAGACACATCCTTTTAGGTTTTTCATGGAGGTACTGGCATGGGCAATTTCAATTGGCTGTGCTATCGTTATGGCATTTACTGTACCGAATCCTCCCCTTTTTATTCTTTACCCTACTTGGATCACTGGTTGTGCTATCTATGCTTGGTCTGCTTTTACTAGGAAATCATTTGGGATGTTGGCTAACTACATACTGTTAGTCTGTATTGATAGTGTTGGATTGATAAGGATGATAATATAATGAAACATGAATTAGATAAATTGTTGTGCGAGAAGTATCCAAAGATGATGGTCAACCGTAACAAGGACATGACTGAAACTTGCATGTGTTGGGGCTTTGAGGTCGGTGATGGTTGGTTCAATATTATTAATCAACTCATGGGGAATATTCAACATCATATTGATTGGAAACGTAAGCAACGGATGAGTGCATTGCTATACAATCGTGCATTGAAACAAGCATTAAAAGGTAACAAATCTGCATTAATTCGTTACTATACATATAGTTCAGTACCCACAGATGGTACTTATAAAAGTGTTGAAGAAGCCATTGAAAAAGCAAAGTTTCGTGATATTCCCGACACAATACCTCAAGTTACGTTAGACCAAGTTAAAGAAAAGTTTGGCACATTACGTTTTTACTACAGTGGTGGAGATGACTACATCAGCGGTATGGTAGCTATGGCAGAAAGCATGAGTGGTGTTATGTGTGAAGAATGTGGAAATCCTGCTGAAAGCAAAGGCGGTAGTTGGATACGTACAATATGTGATCCATGTGAAGAATTGCGTGAAAAGGCACACGCATTGCGTATGGCTGAATATGAATTATCTAAAACTGTACGAAGGGTAGATGTATGAAACATACTGTAAAATTAGAAGAAGATCCTGAATCAGGTGACTTGATTATGCCTTTCCCTGAAGGCATGTTAGAAGAATTAGGTTGGAAAGAGGGTGATACCTTAGATTGGAAAGATAATAATGATGGTAGTTTTTCGTTAACTAAAAAGGAAGAAGTAATGTCACAAGAAACTGAATGGGTACTAGTTGAAGCCCTATCACAATTCAAAGTAACTTATATGGTTGAAGTGCCCAAAGGTAAAGCTGAATGGGCATTGGATACTGTAACTATGGAAGATGCACAAGAGTTTAGTCAGGAGCATTTGCGTCCTACTGATATCATTCTTGGACATCGTGTGGTAACTAAAGAAGAGGCATTGAGATTGTGTGATGAACAAAATGAGTATAGTAGTACTTGGGACGAAGAAACTAAAATCAAAAACTTTTTTACAACATTGGAAGATATAAATGCTAGATAATACAAAAACCGCAGATTGGACTGAAACAGAGTGGGATGCATTTACCACTTGGTTAAAGGGCATGTTGCATTCAGATAAAGTGGAAGTTACTTTTACCAAAGCCGATGGTAGTGAACGGGTGATGAACTGCACATTGCAACCTGAACTGTTACCAAAGGTAGAGAAAAAAGAGTTGGCAGAAGACGCAAAGCCTAGAAAAGAAAATACCACATCCATGCGGGTGTTTGATTTGGACCTACAGGAATGGCGCAGTTTCACTATCAAAAAGGTCAAAAAGATCCAGGTCACAATCGGTTGACAATAAACCCGTTCGGTGCTATAATACTTACATGAAAAAGCAAATCCTATCATTTACTATTAAACAGCCCAAAACTCGGGCCCATGTGGTGTTGTTTCAAAACAACACTCCGTTTAAACCTAAGGTTGTAAAAGATAAGACTTTGTACAACCGTAAACCCAAACACCGTAAATCAGAGGAGTAAGTATGAAAGCAACTTGTCCAGTATGCTCAGGTACCGGTCGTATGCCCGCCGGGGATTCAAAGTATAAAAATGTAATATCTGGATATAATCCAGATTCGGATACTTTTAATTGTAGTAATTGCGGTGGGCAATATATGTTTGGTCGACCCTCAGGTCAAGTAAAAACTCGGCCTGATGGAACTGCATGTACTCATACATATCAAAGTTCCAATGCCGGTCGATGCCTAACTAATTATGTGTGTGTGCATTGCGGTGATAGCTATCAGATTGATTCTGGTGATTAATTAATAAAGGAAACATTATGACTCTAAAACAAAAAGCAATTTTGCAAACAGTTGGTATTATATTTGGTATTATATTTGGATCAGTTTTGATTCAAACCTTAATATTCTTTCTTTCGGCCCAAACAATAGGTTATATATTAACCGGGGCATTTATTATATTAATGGTTCGTTTAATCTATCAAATAGTCCTGGGTCGTTTGGAATCCCAAGAAACCTTGGATAATATTGCCGCTAAAATGGACAAAACTGTTGCGTAAAAACAACACCAAAAAATCTCTGAAAACGGTTGACAATAATTGGATTTGGCTATATAATAGAATCTTAGACAGTTAGATAAAGGACTACAAAATGGCTTACATGAATCAAGAACGCAAAGCAAAAATCGCACAATCCCTCAAGCCCGTACTTGCAAAGTATGGCATCAAGGGTTCGCTGAGTGTCCGAAATCATTCTAGTATTGTGCTGACCCTCAAGTCCGGTAAAATCGATTTTATCGAAAACTACATCAAGACCGATGCTGATAGCAATATTGGTCGCAAGATGGACCAAGGTCAGATTGACTATCTCCGCAAGAATCAAGCGATGGATGTAAACCCCTACTGGTTCAAGGAGCACTTTAGCGGTGCCGCTAAAAACTTTTTGACTGAGGCTATGCAGGCACTTAAGTCCGCTGATTGGTATGATGAATCGGATGCAATGACTGATTATTTCAATACGGCTTACTATGTTGATATTAACGTTGGTAAGTGGAACAAACCCTACGTACTAGAGGCTTAATATGAATCCTGATGAAACGAAATATCTTCGGTTCATTAGTTCAATGGACCAAGAGCAATTCGAAAATTGGTATGAACGGATTAGTAACGAAGAGGCCGATTACGCATTGAGTATCATGCAAAAAGCTAGGGCCGAAATTCGTACTAAGATGGCAGAAATTTTTGATGATGAAAGTGTAACTAAAAATTTATCTGCCGCTAAAGGTGTTCTTGGTAAATTTACATTAAATGGTGTACTATGAAAACATTTTGGGCTCTTGTTAAAACATCCACAAAACCCGGTGCCGGGTTTACTAGGGTTACTATTCAAGCGGACAATACTTACGCCGCTACCCAACTATTAAAAGGAATGTACGGTTCCTTGATGTTGTCGGAATCTGCTAACCCAATTTAAGAGATTTTGGTAATACAAATGGTTGACAATAATTCCGTTCTGTGTTATCATTATAACAGTGCTGAGTGATATCGGCACATTTTTTAAACTTAGCTAAACTCTATAAAGGAAACTGAAAATGGCTAATCAATTGTTCAAAGTCGCTGGTCTTACTACTCACAACGGTAATACTAAGGTTCGTTTTACTGATGATATGGTTCGCCGTATCAAGCAGTTCACTAAAGGTGGTGCAAGTCGCATTGACTTGGTAGAATTGCCTAGTGAGATGACTAAGGTTGAGGCTCTCAACTATTTGGCGAAGTGCCCTGAATTTCAATCAGCCGGTGACCAAGCAACTATTGCTGACACACTTGCTGACAAAACAAAGGAAGCAAGCAAGGGTACTGTAAAGGTTAAAGTAGCAAAGGCTAAACCTAGCATTGATGCTATCAAGGCTCGTACTAAAAAAGTAACTAAAGAAGTTACCGCTGAAGAAGTCCTGTCCGCAGTTCAAGAGTAATTGCAACGGGGCTTAGGCCCCGTTTTCTTAAAGAAAGAATTTATGCATTATACTAATCTTAATTCGATAGCAAATCAACGCAGGCTTTTTACTCCTTCAAATAAACAAGATTTGTTGGAATTGAAACACTTTATTCAACATGGTCGTTGGATCGGAAATTGTCCTTTTTATCTTGAAGAATATTGGGATAATATTCCTACAATGTGCTTGCATAAGTATGCATTGTACATGCTAGTCTCGCTTGATAAGCCGACTAAGAAAAAACCTATCAGAAAAAAATTGGTAGTGTCCTAAAAAGTAAAAGCCCCGCAAGGGGCTTTTTTTATGGATTGTCAACTGATTTTATTACCCAATAATCTTCGCTCATACCGGGCTTGATAATATCGAAAGGCATGTAGAAATAACCTTTATCGCCCCAACTCGTTCCCCAACTGTTACGAACAATAAAAACTTTTTTGGTTTTATCGTATCCAACAAGTAACACCGCATGTCCACCTAATAGTTTTTCACGCTTTGTGTTTGGATAAGGCATCATGCCGGTCTTAGCAACATTCATTGACATAAAGCTATCATACACATAGAAACCTATTACAACTGGATAACCATTTGACAAAGCATCAATACACCCATTGAAATCATCTACTCTTTCGTATCGTGTTACTTTGCGTTTTAATGCATCTGTTTTTGCTTCTGTAATTGGTTCTTTTTTATAGTTAGTAATGTCATATGGCCAGTACGATTCTAAACTTGCACCATACTTGTTGGTAGCTTTAATTCCATCTCGTATGTACGCCCCGCTATCATAGTTAACTGTACCAAGTAATAGTCGTTCATAATAATAAATGAACAATCTACTTACATCGGTTGGTTTACCATTTCGTTTGTTTAGCAATTCAATTGCACCTGCAATAGATTGACCGGTACAGCTACCTAAATTACCTTGATTTTCAATAGGACTACAATAGCTTCTTAAGTCAACAATATTAGGAGTTTGTTTAGATGTTACTTGATACTTATAATCTCTGTTGTCTACTGTATCTGATTTCCACACTAATGAAAAAGTTTGTTCGTTTTGTTCAAGTATTTTAGGTATGACTTTTTTGGCAGCAGGTTTATTAAAAGTGTGATCCTGACTTGTATCTATAATTGTGCGCGGGTCTTGTTTCATATGTCTTTCCTTAAATCAAACAGAATAATCTCTGAGTTGTTTGGGTTAGTTATTGTGATGATTGACTCACCTTCATAACTTAATCCATCACCTTCAATCAAATATCTACCATTTACATTTGCTGTTCCTGACACAACATACAAATAGTATTTTCGCAAAGTGTCCAGGTTGTATGTGTAATCACTAGTAAAGATACCTGCAAGTAGTTTAGCGTCTTGTTTGATTGGTAACTTCTCTGTGATGTTACAGAATGTATTTAGTTTATCTTCACGGGTAAACTGATGCCAATCATGTCTAGGTTCTGTGTCAAATTCGTTAGGACGAATCCATAACTGTAAGTAACGATTGGGTGTGTTACTTGTGTTGCCTTCAGTATGACTGATGCCACGACCACTGCTCATTCGTTGTACAGCGCCAGCTGGTACTTCAACATCATTGCCTAAGCTGTCAACATGATGGCTACTACCTTCAACTACATAGCCAAAGATTTCCATGTTCTTATGTTCATGCCAAGGTACTTGCCAAGCATATTGAACACGGTCATCATTGATTGTTTGAAGGTCGCTATAGTTCATATAGCGACTGTCATAATAACTAGGGAAACTAAAAGTCCTGTAACTGTTTATAAAATCTGCACGAGGATTGCCCCTTGTATTTGCAGGACGATGTATTATCATTTACAATGCTATAAATCCTGCTGGGATTGAGTATGTGAACAGAGACACTTCCATAGCGTCAATGAAATTGTAGGCACCTGGATTCACTGCAGGATACATTGCCGTTCCACTTCCTGCTGTTCCGGTGCCATTTATTAACAAGCTGACACCGTTGGTGCCGATTGCTGGATCGGCTAATGGATTACCATTCCAAAGACCGCCGTTTACTCGCACCCAGAAAAGGCCTGTGTCAAGATTAACAGCCATATCTAAATAATCGCCGGGGCCATATGTTGGTAATCCTGATGTGTATGCTGAGCCAGCGTAATGGGCTTCGCCATTCTGGCACCAGCCTACTCCATATCCACTAACATCATCGCCCAAGGCACTATTCAAATCAACATATTGATAGGCAAAACCTATGTGTGCCAGATTCAACGGAACATCTGCCGGGTCTTCTGTGGTGACTTGTACAGTATACATTATCTTAGCGCCATAATCATACAGACTACCACTACCATCCATTAATCCCAATGACAAGCTAGTTTCTGGATTGTTAGCTTCTACTCCACGGTTGGAGTTATATAGACTCAAGTTAGATCCTGTGTAACTAGGATCAAATGACCAGATACCTTGAGTTGGTGTAGTTGGTCCTCCGCTGTCACCTATAGTTACACCTTGCTCTATACGAACATCACCTGTTATTGTTATTCCACTCATATATTATCCTTATTAGTTTTTAGCACCATTGATTTGTGTTAACGATATTTGGTGTAATTATTGTAAATGTAGCAGGTAAGTTCCAAGTTCCTGCTAATGTGTAAATAGGACCGTTGTAGTAATTAGTTCCAGAAGTTTGCCAGATAGGATTACTAGTATCAACCACGCCCATAAACAAAAATTGGTCAGCGGGGCCGTCCCAAAAACGCATAATAACCACACCAGATGCAAGTGTGCTACCGGCTCCCCAGTTGACATTAAACATATACGCATCGTTATTAGTATTCAATCCATTACTAGCCCAGTACGCACGAATCTCATCAAGTTTAGCAGGACTACCGCCGTTGCCAGGAGTTAATTCAGGAGACCAATATGCTTCACCTGGGCCACCTTGTCCAGTAGTGGTAAATCCTGTATTACCGTTAGGAGTTATATAGGTTCCATTATAAGGGGCAATAGTAAAGTCTGTTGAACTTAATGAGAATGAAGTTGTTGGTGTTGCACCCAACCCAATGCCAGCACCAAAACTAATGCCTGCTCCTACTTGTATTCCGCTTGGGGGAACTCCGAATGGTAAACTCATTTTTTATCCTTAATTATTTTTAACACCAACTTCCAGAGCCACCTAGTGTCGTTGTTGGTATATACGGTGTCAATGTTACAGGTAATGTAAACACTCCTTGCAATGCAGGAACTTGGTCTGTCGGAGTAATCTGCCAATCTTGGAATGAGGTGTCTATAGGCACAATAAATATCTGCTGAGTGCCACCATTGGGGTTCAATTTCATTCTTACCACACCCGTACCGCCTGTAGCCCAAGTTGCATTCCAAGCATATGAATATGTGTTATAATCATACCCGGCATTAGTCCAGTTCGCTACCCACTGTGCCAACACACCAGCAGATGCCGAACCAAATTCTATAGCACAAGCTATGCTACCGTCAGCATAAGGAGGTCCCGAGAATCCTACATTAATATCCCAAGATCCTGAACCTGAATAAACTCCTAAACCGCCAAAGATACCGGGACTTGCAATATCTGACAACTTTATAACAAAAGATGACAACTGACTACCATATGGATTTGTTGTGCTTGTTGTTACTGTATTAACATTTGTAACTGTGAATGCATTTGCTGAAGTATCATCAAAGTAATTAGGAGCAACTGTATTCAACAACAATTGACATTGTGTTCCAGTAATTGCTGAAATATTTGTACCAGAACCTTGTGTAGTTGCTAATGGCGCAGATGGAACTACAAAACTACCAGTATAAACTGCTACGCCTTTTGTCACACGCAGATTTGAAACATTTCCTCTGAAAGGATCACTGCCAGCTGGAGTATAGCATCCAATTTGAGTTGTTGCTAGCGATCCTACTAAACCACTAACACCGGCACTGCCTTGAAACCCACCATTAACAAAAAGTGATATTGAACCAGAACCGTCGTAGACCATAGCCACATGATACCAATTATTTATTGGAAAACCAGCTTGTGAATTTATTTGAAATCCAACACCTGATTGGTCTACGCTAAATGTATTACCACCGTATACCAGTCCCAAAAACCCACTAGTATTTTGCATGTAAATATACCCTTGTGTACCGTTTGTGGGATACACATAGCATTCTACTGCCCAAGCACCGTTATTTTGGTCAAACGCACTATTATTGGGTACTCTGAGCCAATTACCACCATTAAACACTACGCTTCCACTTACTATTGGTGCTGAACCCCCTCCGATATTAATACTTCCACCTATTTCTATTCCACCTTCGATTGTAATTGCCATTTTATTAATCCTCTGCTATATTTATGTTAACTTACAATCAACTTTTAAAGTTTAGTGTAACCCCAATTTACAACTGCGTTGGCACCGCTATTGTTAGTAATACCAAATGTAAACACATTGGCAGTTGTAGTACTGACTGTAGCAGTACTAATACCGTTCACAGTTCCAATAATTTGAGTGGGTATTGCAGTAAGCACTAAATTATTACCGTCTACATAATACCAACCATAACTACTACCTAGTACCGGCACATTAGTATTAGTTACAACTACTGTAGCGGTATATGAAACAATACCACTTGGAATATTTCCTCTAACCCATATTGAGTAAGTACCGTTTATTGGTACTGTAAGACTTACTGTGTTAACTCCGGGTGTAAGTGTCCAACTACCTGTTGTTTGTGTAGGAATGCCAGTAAGTTGGCTACCATTACCAATAAAGTTATTAGCTGAGACATTACCAGTAACTGATAGGCTTGATAGTGTGCCAACACTCGTGATGTTTGGTTGTGCATTAGTATATATAGTGCCTGCTACAAGAGCATTACCCACTTGACCACTAACGTTTGCACCAGCAATATTGCTGATGTTACTACCATCACCTTTTAAGTATTGAGCACCGATAACATTAGCGTTAGCAAAGAAGTCAACATTGGTATTGATTCTACCATACTGACTTAATTCTATATTATAAGTAGACCAATTAATAGAACTAACTTGTTGTGGGAAATTGATGGCTCCGTATATATCCACATTGCCCGGAGTTCTTAAATTACCAGCTGTATCAAATATCCAATTTTTACTACCACTACTTCTTAAGGTGTAACCGTCTGTATTAGTATAGAAACCGCGACCACTAGTATCACGCAAATCTAAACTAGTAGTTACTGTATTGTCTGTTGCAAATACTCCACCACCGCCTCCACCAATCTTAGCACCAGTTGGTATTGTTAGTAAACCATTAGTGCCAAAGTTCCAGCTATTGCCATTGACTGTGATGTCAGTGCCAATACTAACTAGTGGCCCGGTAAATGTGTAGTTTTCTCCATCTTGAAATTGTGGACCACCTGAGTTTCTATCTAAAATTATAGTTTGACCAGCCGCGTCAATGCTCTGTATCACACCATTACTAACGCCAGGACCGTTTACAACCCAAGTTGTATCAAGACCAGTATAGTTCAATGTAGTGAAGATTCCTGTATAGCTGTTGCTGCCAAATGAATTTAGTGCCGGGCCTTTTATTAAGTTAGTTTCTTTATTGCTTATTCTAGTGCCATTAGGCAATGATAAATTACCATCTGCACCAAATACCCAAGTTTGTACAGACTGACTATTACCAATATTACCGGCTTGTATATTAATATTGCCGTAAGTATTATATAATGATACTGCGTTACCGTCACCATTAGCAGGGATGTCAATTCCTGCGGTCTGACCATTAGCTAAATCTGAATTGTTTACAACAACGCCTGTAAGAGAATAAATCACATTGTCATCAAATCCAATATTACCTGTATTCGCATTGCCTCCACCTAATTGAACTTGTTGTCCATTAGCATAGTTAACACTAAATGTATTACCAGGTAGTGTTAGGTTACCTGTAGGATCAAAAATCCAATCATATCCCAAAACATCTTGTGGATCACCGAGAGTTCTTATTCTAACACTAACATTAGGACTATATGTATCAATATAAGCAACATTGGTTCCTGAACCAATCCATACTAAATTGTCAGGGCGATGTAAATTCCATCCGTCGTTTGTTGGGTAGTATATACCACTGCCATCACCTTGTATTACAGTACCATCGGGAAATGTTGTGTTACCGTCAGTATCAAATAACCAAGTCTGTGGACTTCCTGAGTCTGCTCGTACCGATACATTTCCATCGACACCAACAACAATATTAGCACCCTCATCACGGCCAAGAATTAGATTCTCACCGTTACCTGCAATGTGAATATCTGGACCACTAGTTAGATAAACATCTAAGTATGCATCAGTATTACTTGGATTTGGTTGTAAATATAAATTACCATCGCCAATAATATTAACATCATTAAATGTTACATTGCCTGTATTACCCCCACCACCTGATTGTGCTACCCAAGATAAATTTCCTGCGCCATCTGTACTTAATACTTGGTCTGCTGAACCACCACTGATTTTCAATGTATTGACACTTAATGTACCAACACTTGTGATGTTTGGTTGTGCGGCATTAGCAACAGATAATGCTATGTTGGCTATGTTTGCATTTTGATATGCAGTACCTGCACCGGCTAATATTGAATTAGCAATATTACCCATTGTTGCTTTTTGCGTAGTAGAAACACCTGTCATGTTAACTACCGGCACTAATGTAGTATTTGCTATATTATTGCCAATATCAGAAAGCTGTGTAATTTTAATTTGTGATGTCATAATTTAATCCTTAACCGAAGGTTACTCCATTTTGTCCTATGCAGAACCATTTATTGTTTATATATTGTAATGTACATCCAGCACCAATGTCACCGAATGTGATTGTACCTGTACCACTTGATTTCCATCCTGCATTGGTAACAGTAATAATCATGTCACCTCCGTCAGCAAGCATCATAAATGTTTTAATTAATCCATTAGTGCCGGCGGCTAATGTTGCTGTACTTGATCCTGTTGTTGAAAAATAGCTTGCAGTTACAGCTAGATTTGCGGCATTGCCGCTTACTAGATTCTCATTACCGCTTAATAACAAGCTACCTGCTACTTGAACATTACTTGGTAAATCAACTGTTATTGTTCCTGCGGTTGTAATTGCACCGCTAGAAACATTTAATGTAGTACTTGATATACCAACACTAGTAACTGTTCCACCTGTTTGTGTTGCACTAACTGTAATATTGCCGTTGCTTCCTGTTAATCCAATACCAGTACCAGCTGTTAATCTAGTAACACCTGTGTTAACAACAGTGATATTTCCTGCTGTGGTTATTGGTCCACCTGAAACTTGTATACCTGCACCACTAGCAACAAGACCAACGCTTGTTACAGTACCAACACTATTTGCATTTGCTATGTTAGTAATACGACCGTATTGGTCAACTGTCAATGTAGGGTATGCATAGTTACCAGCAATAACACCTGAGTTTGCTAAATCTATTGAAATTGTGCCATTGCTAACGACCGGGCTATTTGTAATCGTTAGTCTATTATTTGAAATTGGAACTAAACCCACACTAGTTACCGTTCCGCCAGCGCCATTGCCGCCGCCTGTAGAACTTATAGTGATATTTCCAGTACTAGCATCTAAGATAATGCCTGTACCAGCGTTTAATTGCGTTACACCGGTGTTTGTTATTGTAATAGTACCGGTGTTGGCATTGGCACTAGTACTAATTCCAGTGTTACCTACGAAGGTATTATATGGACTAGCGCATCCAAATAGTGTAGTGAAGTTTGTTTGTGTTTTGGTAAATGCGGAATACAATGAGTCACTGCCTGTTGACTCATTAGGTAAACCTATTTGTATAACCTGTAAATTTCCAATTGCCATTTTATCATCCTTATACTGTATTTATCAATAAGGATGAAATAAACAATTAGTTATCCAGGGCTAAAGCTACTTCCGCATCCGCATGTTGTTTGAGCATTTGGATTTTTAATGCTAAATCTTGACCCTTGTAAGTCATCAATATAGTCTACAGTGGCATTTTCTACATATTGCATACTCATACTATCTACTAAAACAAGTGTAGAACCTGCAGTAATTTCCCAATCATCCTCGTTTTGTTCTTCATCAAGGGTAAATCCATACTGCATCCCTGAACAACCCCCACCTTGAACAAACATACGGAGTTTGATTTTTGGATTGTTTTCTTCTGCTAAAATATCTGCAATTTTAGTTGATGCGTTTTCGGTAATTGTAATCATTTAATTTCTCTCAAATTCTGTTGCGTTTCCGTCTAAATCTACATGCCAAGCATAAAATCTAGTATCGGGATGGTCTTTTTTAAGACTGACAAAAGCATTTAAATTTGGCACTGCATCATCATACATGATAGCCTTATTATACTGCTCTTTGTCTAATAGTCTATTAATAATTATCTTTTTCTTTTCTTCGGTAGAAATTTTATCTGTCATATTTCCTGCACGATATACATGCACTTTGCTCATGTCAACACCGTATTTACGGAAAGTATCTAGGAATAATTCTCTGTCATTAAAATCACTACGGGCAGTTACCATTACAACTTTGTTACCCGTATTAATATCACGCTTTAGTTGATTAATCATTGGAATGATTGGTTTTGCGTTTTCAAAGAATTCACGTGCATTACTAAAATCACCAAAATCAAATTCTTCACCGGGCTTTAATTTGTAGTGTGTAAAATCATGACTGTTCAAACTATGTGTTACTTTACCATTTTTTACTACATGAACCTTAGTTTGTGTATGCACAAGTGTATCATCAATGTCAAAAATAACTAATTTATTTTGTTCACTATCTTCTTTTAATTGTTCATCATCCCAGTGCTTATTTTTTTGTAAATTTATCCAAGACTTGGCAGCATTTTTGTTTGGTTCTTGATTAGTAAACTTTACTAGTTTTTTATATGTATTTGTAATCTGTTCGTCAGTAGTTTCTTTATTACCGCTATTGTCAATAATAGCAAAATTTTCAAAGATGTTAGCGAACTTACCTATGTTGTTTTGTACACCATACCATTTTTTAGTTACAATTTCATCAGGTACTGTTCTAAATCTAGATTGATTTCTTTGTTTAGCAACTTCAAGTTTAGTGTTAACTACAACTAAGAAATTATTATAACCAAGTGCATCAAAGTTATACTTTATCTTTGATATTTTTTCAAAGTTATCACCTGTACCGTCAATAACAATACCCAGTCTGCCCTGTATTGCAAGCACACTTTTATCTGCTGTAATGTTTTTTGCTCTGTCTCTAACAATATCACGCTGTGACTGTTCTTCCGGTGGCATTTTAGGATTTAAATTATTCTTTTTTAACAAATATTCAAATGCTATGTCACTATTAATAGTGGTGTAACCTAATGCGGATAGGGCTAATTGCTTTGATATATAGCTTTTGCCGCTACCAGGACCACCAATTAAGAATACAACCTTAAATATGGCAGGGTCGTTGATTCCTTCTTTAAGTTGGTTCTCTAAAATTACAAATTCTTTGGCTCTCATAAACTTTTACCCCAGCGAGTGTTGATAACATTCCAATTAATTATCTTCCATTGTTCACTTAAATATTTCTTTTTATCACTACCGTAATCCAATATCCAAGCATGTTCCCACCAATCAACTAACAATAGTATATCATCACGCACTTCATGATTTTTAATTGTTTTAATTTTACCATCATATGCTAAGTAAACCCAACCGCTACCTTGAATAGTCATTGCAGTTTCTTCAAAAGCATTTTTCATACCTTCATAACTACCAAAGTGTTTGTTAATAAATCCAAACATTGGACCATTTGGTTTGTTAGTATTTCTTACTTCACGAAATTGCGGAAACCATGTATTATGTAAGAACGCCCCCGCATAATTAAAGTCACTATCACCCTCACCCTTATTGTATCTTTCAGCATAGCCCTTAGCTAACTTGTCATAGTGCAAGTGTATTGCGGGTTTACTCAGTACAGGTGCAAGGTCATTTTCCTCAAAGTTAAGTGGAATTATTTCGATGTCTTGTTGTTTAGACTTTTCTTCAAGTAATGTAATTATATCACGCATTAAGTATTTATCGTGAATATCTTATAACAGTGTTTGTAATTTGTTTGATATTTGATTAGCAATTGATTTATTACTGAATCTTCCTGAGTGTAAGTTATCTCTGGCCTTATCCATAATGTCCCATAAAAATAAAACATTTTTCAATTGAAATCCTTTTGATATTTTCATACCAGGAAAATACATGTCAATGATAGGTACATCTACTATATTTTCTATCATTTTTTTCTTCATTTCATACTGATGTTCAAAATATTTTATTTCATCACCTAATATAAAAAATTTAAGTTTATTTTGTTCACTCTCAGAAAAATTACTATTATCTACAAACCATGGCCCACCTTTACCAATCATAGAACCTTCTTCTTTAAAAGAAAATCTAGTGTAGTTTGGATTCTGTAAAACAATAAATTTGGGTTTTTGCTTTACTTTAGATAACCAAGTTATTAGATTGTAGAATAAAATGTCTATTCCTGTTCCACCTAATCCCAAGTTATAATAGTCACAATTTAACTTTTTGCTTAATACATGTGAATATGTATCTTCTAAGTGTAACCCTATTCCTTCTGTGTTACTACAACCAGTAGTAAGAAAATAGTTATCCAAATTAATATCTTCAATATCTTTACAACGATGTCCTAACTTATTTGTCAAATAAGTTATAGGATTGTTTCTATAATACCAATCATTGGGTGCAGTCTTTAGTGATTCATTAAATTTATTTTCACTATCTTGGTGGCTGAAAAAGATATTTTTATTTTTTGACATACCTATAAAATCGTCAATATAAATTAAAGACACTATCTTCTCCGTGTTATTCTGCCCCTAGCTAAATCATAAGGACTGAACTCTATTTCTACCTTATCGCCCAATAATACTTTAATATCGTTTTGGCGCATCTTGCCCGATATATAACCTAAAACTGTTTGTCCTGCAGTTAATGTTATTCTGAATGTAGCATTGGGTAGAACCTCTGCTACAGTACCATCCATTTTAATACCTTCTTCTTTTGCCATACTACGTGTTACTCATCTCTTTAAAATACTCCAGATTTTTTCTTTTTCAATGATTTCTTTTTCTAACGCTACATAAGCCTCACGTAAGCCACGTAGATTTTCCCATTTTTCTTCTAATTCTTCGTTTGGATGAAGTATAGCTAGTTTTTCTTCAATTTTTTCTAATGAGTTACGTAGGCTTTTGCCTTTAATTTTTATATCACCTTCAAAGTTAGCATCACCTATTACTCTAAGTGAGTTACCTTGTATATTGGGCTCTGCTGAGATAGTAGCCCAACTTGGACCAGTATTGCTTGCCATGTAAACTTGTCCGGCAGACCCAACACTATTTGGGGTTGATGTGATAGTATATGTACCTGATGTATTGTTACTGGTAGTAACATACAGGTTTGCTAAGTCCTGTTGTGTGATTGGCGGGAACGAATGTTGAGTAATCATAATCTTTTTAAAATATATCTACCGTCACTATCTACTGTAAAATCGATAGTATCACCCGGTTTCCAATTCAAAGCATCTAAAAGAGTTTGTGGAATGGGCAACAGTAAGTCGCCGTTTTCAGGGTCTTCTTGCGCTATTACCTCATAGCGAATGTGGTCTTGGCCAGGTTTAGTGTTAACGCTCATGTGTTGTATGATACTGTTTTATAACAGCGAATGCAAGTATTTTGGTTACCATGCATGTATTTATAGCCAACGGCTATAAATCATAGTTAATATATTGATTGTCCTATCCGTTGTGCTGTCATGATGTTTAACTGCAATACCACCGTTTTCTACGAATGGACCTAAGTACACGTGATAATCATCTACTAACACATTTGGATGACCGTCAGTCATTGCATATTTATATTTGTCCCTATCAAAGATACAACTTGCACTAGTGCCGGGGTTATGAATATCTAACCAATCACGTTTACCTCGTATGCATTCTTCAGTATGTCTTTTAAAAGGAGCACTCAATACTGTAAAAGGTATATTATTATCTCGTAGCCATTTAATTATTCTTAGTCCCCCGGGTAATGGTCTAAGATTTCTAAACAAATCATAGACAAATTCAGGACCTCTAGCCTTAATAACATCTGTAGCAGACTCTTTATTGGGCACGTCATCCCAACCCGACACATTATGAAGTCTAGCTAGTTCGTGGAACAAATCGGCCTGCACTCCGTCCATGTCCAAATACAAATGCGGCATTCTTAAATTGTTATCCATGGCATCTTTTCTTTAATTAAATTATTTCTGTTGTGTACATATACATCATATGATTTTTTTATTTTATCATTTATTGGATGCCCTGTCAAGTGTATAAGGTCATTTAATGTGCTAGCATTGTATATATTTTGATAGGGTATTATTAATGTTTTGTCTATAAAATCATTTGGTACAGGACTATCCATGAACCTTTTCCAAGACAACATTTGCGGTTTCCAAAAAGCAAGCATTTTATTAAAAATTTGTTCTAGTTTATCTAGTGTCAATTCATTCTCATCATATTCTTTGCTGAACAGTTCTTTGTATATTTCACAAATATGGTTGAATGTCATAGATTTCCTAGTTTTATCAGCAAAAAATAAGTCAAATCCATTTTTGTACATCAGATTACCTACTATCTCAGGAATGTCATTTTCACCATATGTAATAATTATGATTTTTGTTTTTGGAAATCTTTCACGAACTATATCCCAATTGGGATAGGTGTGAGAAGTCATTATACCTATATCCGACGTAAAATTAAAAATCTCATAAGCAGTTGGTCCATTAACACTCCATTCAATGCTAGGCTCATTTAATTTCACATCCCAATTTTTGGTCCATGGTTTTTCATAATGAGCAGAGTTAAACATGGTGTACTTAGTTTCAGTAGTTGAATTATTAATCATATTCCAAAGAATATTTGATAAAAATCTACCACTAGTTCCAGCTACAAAGCTGACTATATATGTGTCGTTCATATCAATATTTATTGGATATACCCAATGATTTTAATTTTTAACTAAATACACACAAAGGAGGCCACAAATGGCAGAAGAACAAAAACCCCTATCACGCAGTGAACGTGAAGCAAAAATTAAAGACAAGGCAGGCTGGGTAATTACATTACTAGCGTTAATGTTAGCAATCAACACATATATTGCTAATGGATTTACTGGTAAAGTATTGACTAACACGATTGCCGCAAATAACATGTATAGCTTTTACCAAGCTAAATCAATCAAGCAAACATTAGCTGAACAGAGTTTGGATGATGCTATGATTCGTAAAGAAACAGCTAAGATTGAAAAACTAAAAGCAAAGATTGAACGCTACGAAAGCGATCCTGTATCTGGTGAAGGCAAAAAAGAATTGTTAGCAAAGGCTCGACAACTAGAGGCTGACCGAGATGAAGCTAGAAGACATAGCCCTTGGCTAACATTTAGTGGCACTAGTTTTCAGTTAGCAATTGTTTTGTTATCAGCAAGTATTTTAGCAGTTAGCATGCCGATGTATTGGGGAAGTCTAATAGTTGGCTTTATAGGTATGCTATTGATGGGCCAAGGCTTTTGGCTTTGGATATAATTTAAAAGGAGAATGACATGAGTTTACCAACAGCGTTAGTACTTTTAGGCTTAGTAGTAGCACTAATTTATATCTATATCAGTAATAAAAGACATGATGCGGAAGTGGCAGCTTTAAAGGCTGTTCAGGCTGAATCATGGAAAACTGATTACCACAACCCAAACAGCCCTACATATGATCCTGTTCGTGTAGCGGCTGAAGAGGCAGAAGCACAAGCTAATCCAAGACCTAGCGATTACGCAGGCGATAGATAATTAGCCTCTTTCGGGGAAGTAATCTTCCATTACACCTTCTCTATGCAGGTCTGATGTAATACAATGTAACCCGCCATCCCAAAAGTAACGATGGCGAAAGTTACATATGTGTGGGGTAATTCCATATCTATCAAACGCATCAAATACAAGTTTATTGTACCCATTGACAATAGCATTTTTCTTATCTATCATAAGCATATTAACATCAAATACACTTTCTTCTGCGTATCCTACCCAATGGTTCATCCATGTCTCTACAAAGTTAGTAAAGTCATCATTTAACTCTTCACCAGGCACCCACCATTTGCCGTAATTTTTTTTCTTTAACTTAGTAAAATCTTGCATCTTAGACCAAGATTCATTTTCAAGATACACTACTTCCCAATCAGGGAATGTTTCTTTATAATTAAGTGGTGAGGTTATACTAAAGATAAGTCCTGGTACAGCAGGACAAAAATAGCCGTCATTATGACCTTGTGTGTCTACTATGTGTATTCTATTATCAGGGAATTTCTTCTCAAGGATACTCTGAAGATTGTCTAATATATTAGTAGAATGTATACCTTGATGTGTTCCTATATATAAATCTTTACCGACACGTGTAGTCATTGCACCATTAGCCAGTGAAGGGCCTCTTAGTTCAGTATTATGCCATTCAATTCTATCACCTATTAATAACTCATTGTTGTCATAAAGTGTATTACCGTTTTCAATGATATGCTGATTGATATTATGCCAAACCTTATGATGTGGATTAACAAAATACTTTTCACCAATCATTATGGTATGGTCTCTGGGTTGCATAAAAAAGGGATTTGGAACAGATGCACCCGACCCGTCATTTTCAATAGCTTCTTTAGCATAGCCCACTGGACTAGTAATATCGGGTCTAATAACCTTTACATTAAAACGTTCCAAAATAGAAATTAACTTTTGATAATCTTCTTCTGTTTCTTCAGCAATTTTATAAAAAACTTTTCTTATTTTTTCATTTTTAATATAGTCGTATAATTCGGGGGGATATGATTTCCCCACTACACAAACCTTAAGTGGATCCCAATGCTGATAAACTGAATATGTCATAATGTATCTGGCCAATCTCTAAAAAGTGCATGTTGAATATTGCTTCCAACAAATTGATTAAAACTACGATGTTTATTTTCTAACTCGCCCTCCAATGGAGCAACTCTACTGAATGCTTCATCCATTTGTGCCATGCTAGTGAATTCCATCATTATATGCCATTCTGGCAAATCTTGTATACTACGGAATCCCATCTTGCATCTAGTGATGCGATACGATTCCATTTTCTTTTCTGTAATTAAATGGTCTAAAAAACTTTTCATATTATTGACCCATTGGGTGTCTGATATGCCTTGTATTTTGTCACACCATATATGGTATATGTTCATGTTAAAGGTCCTAATATTTCATAGCCATCTAATTGGCTTTTATAGTTGTCTGCTAATCCTAGATACAAATACTTAAAACCCTGATTTTTATAGTATGCACACTCATGCTCTAAACTCGCTATCCCTAATTTAATATCGGGGTTAGAATAGTCCCAAGCAAATTGCAGTGATTCTGCATTTTCTATGTCATATTTTTTCACTATGCTAAATGCACAAAATGTATCTTCAGGGTAGTAAGATATTATATCAGTATTCTTATCAAATATCAAGCCGTGGAATAAAGGCATCACGCTTGTAAATTTTTTGTAAGCACAGTATTTTCTATAGATGTTTTGCAGAATGTCCATTTGTGAGTCACGCTCACTCATAGACATGTGATGACCAAACTTTAAAATACTGTAGTTTGTTTTGGATAAGTTAATTCTGCAAAATTTCATTAACTTATTTATTTCGCCAATCCACTACGTCATTTAAATTATGTTTTGACCAAACATCATAATAACCCTTTTCTTTTAAAAGGTCACTTGCTTCAGTTAACTTACTTAATTTTTGTAGCAATAATAGGCCACAATGTCCAAAGTTCATTTTGACACCGTTTACGTATTCGGGTGTGTTTGGGTGGTCTTCTAAAATAACATAGTCATTTTTCATTAGCAAGGTGTTTGTGCCCACTACAAACTCTTGTAAGAATTCAGGACTAATTCTGTTATGGTCAAAGCAAATAATTATTACATCTTTGTGTTCTAGTTTACTTAATTGTTGATTTATAGTTTCAAACATATTAGAAACCTCAGTAAACTGAACTTCAATTTTATTTGCTATTCTTGCTTGTCTGGCATATGGACAGGGAGCCCAATTACCTAAAAGGCTATTGGGTTTTTCTATAAAATTAACCATCCACTCGGATAGTTGTTCTTTAATGAATTCTTCGTTCATTATTTTGAAAATTGATTTTTATCTTTTTTAGGAACATAATCAACACCGGGTACAGGAGTAAAATCCTTGCACACTCTATTAATCATATCTTCCCCGTACTTTAATGTAAGTAAACTAAACTGTTGGTCAGCGTCTTTATTGTAGTGGTTGTCAATACCAATCATAAAATGTTGCCACCAACGAATTTTTGTAGTGGCATATTTCTTAATAATTATATCTTTTTCGATATCTGTAAAATCATTATTTTCACGGTAGAATGTATAGTATTTCATTGTTTCCACATTTTAAAGGCAACTAAATCCTTTTCATTTTCAAAGTAAAATTCATAAATGCCCGCATCACGCCCTGCTGGTTGCTTGCACTCATAGCCCCAGTCATCAATGCAATTGCGTTCTAGCCAAGATACCATGGGCCTTAATTCACCAAACTCAATAAAAATATCAGCCTTCAGCTTCGTATTTAGTAACATGTACTCCACTCTTGTTTAAGAAATCAATACCATCGGTGCTACGATATGTATCACGATAGATTAAGCGAGATATACCACTTTGATATATTAGTTTGGCACAATCAATACAGGGTGCATGTGTGCAAAACATAACAGCATTGTCCCCTGCTTCATTGCTTTTGGCAAGTTTACTAATTGCATTTGTTTCTGCATGTAAGACTTCAGGTTTTGTTTTTAGTCTATAACGACCTTGCATTACATTGCCATCAATATCTAGGTATGAACCTTCATATGGCCAACCTTCTTCAATTTCTTCTGGATCAAGCCAACCACCTGCACTACACCATTCTTTATCTTCGCAATCGTTGTCCCACCCTGCAGGCATACCGTTATAACCAATACTAATGATTCTATCATCTTTGACTACAATAGCACCTACATTAAGTCGTTTAGCATAGCTTAATTTACTTGTGCGTTCAGCAACATCCATGAAATAATCTATAAATTTCTTTTTCATTTTACGTAAAACTTTTTAATATGTGCTATAGCAGATTTATTTGGTAAGATACTTAGTACATAATTTGGTTCGTCATACTTTTTGCAAAATGCTTCGCCTAATTTAGTATTACCCTTTAATTGTTCAAAGAGAAATCCTTTGCAAAAATCGTCAAACTCTTGTTTACTAATCTTAAAATCTTTCTTACCTTTTCCCAGTGTTTGTACTTCTAATTGTTTTACCATTTGTTCAAACATATCAATCCCAGAGGTTTCTATAATATTTTGCAAATAAATCCAAACCTTCTTGGATACGTTCTTCGTGTAGTTGATGACCCTCGTAATCGTACCAATGATTTTCGGGGTTCTTATCTACCATTTGAAATGTTTCTTCTACTTTGCCTGTTAGTGGATTAGGAAATGTTTTATCACTTTTAACCCAATCATATTCAGCATGACCATGATGATATTGTTCATCATAATCACCTTTAAGCAATTGCTCAAAAGACCAAATCATTTTGTCTAGTGTTTCTTCCCAACGCTTAACACCTTCATTGAAGGCTTCATCATTACTTTCTTCATAGAAATCAAAACTTTGTTGACTATGATGTTTCTCGCCACCTACGTCACCAAACTGATTTGGTATGCCGTGCTTGGTATTTCTAAGTTGAACCAATGCTGGGTATATAATAAGTGCTAATGTGTGGTCTAGATTCCATGTATCATACCCGTCAATAGTCACATTTACTTTTCTATTGTTATTCTTTCTAGGGAATTTACCTAAACTAACTTTCATAATGCATCCTTAATAGCACCGTTGATAAAGTAATAATGCTCTTTATCATGTACAACCACTGCTACGTCTACTCCACCGTACTCCTTAGAATTTTTAGCTAATTCTTGCACCGTCTTACCTTGACAAATAAAAGACTTGTCTTCAAAATCATACAGTAATAGTGAGTTATCAGCCCTTTCTATAACTAATTTTCTAACAACTAATTCAGTAACCTCATCGGATTCAAGTTGAATACCACGTCTTTTGGCTTCTAACTTAACAGCTTCACGGATACGCAATGTAAAGAACATCTCGCCGGCTCTAAAGCCCGCAACAAAGACTACGATTATGGCTACTAGTGTGTCGAAATCTAAACTCATATTTTTATTTATTAATTTCTAAGTTAGACCATTTCTTTAATTTTTCAAACTTATTCTTTTTAGCCTGTTCAATGCCCTCATTGGACACTCCGATATTTAAGTCAGTAAGCAACTCAACCATTGCAAACAGGTCACCGATTTCTTCTTCAAGCATGTTTAAGTTTGTTCGGTCTTTACCGGGCTTCATTTGGTCAGGACCAAACCGCATACACTTGCTAACGGCTTGGGTAACCTCCGCACATTCCTCTTGTAAAATTAATAAAATTTCTTTTAGATTATCATTCATCTTTAACTACTTCCAACGTTGTGGTGTTGCCACCTAATTCTTTTAAATCTTTTTCCAATGTACTTAATACAGATGCACCATAACCAGTAGTACCTTCACGACCTTTATAGCATATGTAAAGACTTCCTGAGTAATTAGTATACTCATATCTATCTTCAAATTCTACTGTTTCTGTAATACCAGAACTTAGTTTCCAACTGTCACTTCCAGTATAACCACCATACCAATTTGCAAATACTTTTTTTGTCTTTTCATCTTTGTGTGTTACTTCTACTATAATCCACTTATCAGGTGTGTAAGTACTCATTTTAATCCCTCTAGATAATTTTCATGTTGAATCCATTTGCCGTTTTTCAAAAAGCCCCAATCACGTGATTGTGGTCCCATGAAAAATAATGTAGTAACTGGTTTTTCATTTTGTAATTCTAACCAATGATAATCATTTGCTTTACGAACAATAACACTGCCCGGACCACGCCATTCTTGAAACACCCCTATTTGTTTATTCTCTTTGTTATAGACAGGGTAGTGTTCCCAATAACCACCTTTTAGTATAATGGTCATGTATCCCCATGGGTGGTCATGTAAAATAGGATCATCACTTTTTACAATTTTATGTAGTGTTACATTAAATGGGAACCATTTTCTATCCTTCAGAAACAGGTAATAACGATGCATGTAATCTGCACCTGTTCTACGGTCTGGGATAAGACGATACCTGCCAAGTTTATCCATAAGTTTGTGAAATATACTACTCATTTAATCCTCCGGCAAATATTAAGAAAAGTTGACGGGCTTTAATTAATTGGGCGCCCGTCAAGCCCTTGTTACCTCACGGTAATATTAAACGCCCAATGCCAATGCACGATAGCCAGCTGCCACGATTGCACGTGAAGGCTTGCCCAAACGATACTTAGTAGTCACACGACCTTTAGTATCAGTATGCTTGTTTGCATATACTGCATAACCTTCAAAACGCAAATTGCTGATAGTAGCAGTTGGGTTCTTCACGCTAAAACGTGCGGCGATTTGTTTAGCAGTCAATTGCTCACCAGCTTGAAGTGCTGATAGTACACGGGTTTGTTTAGTTTCTGTCATTTTGTTTTCCTTTAAAATTTCATTGTTCTCACAATGTGCATCTATTATATGATAATATCTAAGAATACACAATATTAATTGGTCGCCTAGTTTAAGTTAGATATCCAAAAACAATAACTCAAATTCATCTGCACGGGCCTCATGGTTAATATAACCGCGTGGATTACAAATAACCCTAGTATCACCTACCTTATAATCACTTACATTATGCATATGACCATGTGTCCATAATGCAATCTGTGGATGATCCAAAATGAATTCAGTTAAGTTACTGAAATAACCACCATTCATTAATGTATCATTATGATACATTTCATCTACACTTTCAAAGCTAGGTGCATGATGGCCTACTACCACGCATTTTTTATCTTTGTTTTCACTTAATACAAATTTAAAATATTGCAAGGTTTCACGGTGTCGCAATACCACATCCTGAGTACTCATGGATGCATAATTTCTTTTATCGTTTTTAATAATACGGAAATCATTCATCATGGATCCAACGGCATGCAGTGTAAGAGGATCTGCCCTATTCATATCAGTCCATAATGTACCACCCACAAACACTACATCATTAATTATCTTAGTATCACGTTCCAAAAAGTATACATTAGGAAACTTGGCGCATTCTTCACGCAGGTAATCAATACTTGCATAAAACTTCCCATGATAAAACTCATGGTTACCTGCAATAAAAATTACGTGCGGAAATTGAAAACTGCAACGGCTTAAAAAGTCACGATATCTTTGTGCCGCGGCTTGTCTACGTCCCAAATTACTAATTTGAGTTGGGTCGTTAGGATGCACCTGTGGATGGTCATGCAAATCTTGTGCGACCATAATATCACCACTGAGAATTAATACCTCAGCATTATCTGTATTCTTAAGTACAATATCTCCAAACTCTAAATGCAAATCACTGCATACTGCTACTCTCATATTATCCTTTACCCCCGGCGCATACGGGAAATATCTTGCGCTTCCTCATCACTAAAAACAGGTACAGCGTTACTCTTATGCATTGTTGCGATACCTTTTACCTTTGTACCAGTGTATATTTTTGGTGGAGCCAATGTTGCACTACCCACATTGCTATTCAAACTTTTAATGTGTGCAGTGGTATTTCTACCTTCGGGAATCTTCAATGAATATGACCCACTAAGTGAACCTGCACTCAGTGCCCTTACTCGTTTCTTTTCCTCTTGCTCAATACCTTGACGCTTGAGTAATTCTTTCCAAGACTCGTCTAATTCACGTGCCTTACGTGCCTCGGCGGCATTACGAAATTTAACTTTACCTTTTTTCTTACCAGAGGTACTAAGCCAAGGACCTTCTAAATGCATACTCATTTGATTAACTCCGCAATATGTTTACAAGCACCTCGGTATGTAAACCCAGGACACGTGCATGTTTTATCCTCTGTGTCAAGTGAATACACAGAACCTTTACTACCAGTAACTTTAATAATTGTACTCTTTTCTTTGACTTTTGTAAAGGGATTTGGCTTAACTGTTGTAAACTTACGACCGCGCCTGTCAAAGTTCTTAATTGGATTTTTGAAATAGAAGGGTGTACTTTCACCCTTCTTGATGTATGCTACTAGATTAGTTCCATCCAACAAGTAAGTATGATTCGGCGACTCTGAGCCGGGCCATACTGTTGTCTCTAGTAATGCTTCCATTTGTATCTCCTTACAGGGGCAATACTTCTACTGTTTCTAGTATTTCTTCAATCAGTGCTACTGCTAAGGGTTTAAAGTCACCACCGTGATCCGATACAAACCAAGTAGCAACACCATTTACACTTCGCAAAATGTAATCGTATTCTTCAGCTTGACCATTGGCACGATAATCTGCAAAATCTTTGAAGTATCGTGCATACACATTGTGTTCACTACGGTCACGACCATAGAAGGTAGTCATGTTACCATAGAGTTCCTCAAACTTGCCATCCTTGCTTAGAGGGCTATCAGCCGACAAATCAAAAACACTAAAAGGATGCTTGGTACCGATTGTGGGACGCAAACTAGAAACGTCACCGAGGTCAATCAAGTCACGCAATACAAAGGGATTAGAATAATTTTCTTGCAAGATTTTACCGTTGTGTGACAAGTAACCATCCCAATGACAGTATACCTGACCAACTGTACCGTCAGCGAATTCAAGAGCGATTGTAGAACGTGTAGCCATTTTCGAGTCCTTTTCTTTACTGTCTAAGATTCTATTATATCAGAAAGCCCATTTATTGTCAAATTTAAGCAAATTCGTAAAACTTGACTGATGGATCCAATTTCTTTAATTCACGTGCCGCAGTAGTTAATTCCTTGTATCGGGCTTGAACAAGACTACGTGGCAGTTCACCGTCGCATGTAAGATTTTCGGGACTCAAATCTGAATCGATTGAATCGGCAATCTTTTGACGGTCGGTTGCATTGTCCAAAGTAAGTTCTTTGGCACCAAAAATTGTACCGTATGCGTTTTTACGAACCAGATATGTTTTTAATGCTGACATTTTTAACTCCGTTATCTAACTGTCTAAGATTCTATTATATAGCCAAACGGATTTATTGTCAACCTAATGGGGAATGTTGTTTTCCTGCAACATTTTGTTCCTGCCGTCAACGTAGGATTTGTAGTTTTTTAATATTGATTCTGTAATTGGTTTATTTAAAAACTTACTTATTTTCTCTAAAGCTACAAATGAATCATTATGTGGTTCATATATTTCATCATACATAATAACCAGTGTAATTTCTTTAAATTCATCTGGAATTTTTATATCTGTATAATTACCCCAAACAGATTTAGTATTAGTTAATATGTTTACCGGTTTTGTAACATCCATTTTATTTTTAGTTAATATATTATTAATAATTTCATCTGAATTATTTGGTGATATACCAATTAAAATGGTTTTACAATTAGGGGCTTTTTCAGTAATTAATTTTGGTAACTGTGTAGCCGGCGCAGGCACCAATCTAGATTTAAGATTAGGGAATGCATGAGTACACATTATTTCTTTATACTTCCAACGTTGTGCAGGAGTTAGGTATTTGATTGGATAATCATGACCGCTATTGTTTCTCCAAACAATATTTTCTATATCTAGGTCATCTCGTAGCATATGGCAAATAGCCGCTAAGAATCTTCCGGAAGTACCCGGGGCAAATGCAACTACCAATTCTACTAGCGGCTGATTCATTACTTAAGTAATCTCCTATTTAATAATCAAGAACCTGTTGACAAGAACAAAATTTCTTTGCTAATCGAACTTTGTTGAAACTGCTCAATGTAAACGTGGTGATTGTCTGTGCTACTACGCATAGCCGCATTAGCCGCAACATACAATGCCGCCCAAGTAAGACCGTTCACTTCAACAGTGATATCTTTGTTGGTATTCCAATCTTTGTACACTACCTGAGTAGCACCTTCATAGGGGTGACGGTCATTAAGATTGTCGACCTCGTAGATAGACCAAACAGTCTGTAAACCTAGGTCTGTACGGACATTATCGTAATGTTCATGTTTGGTTTCAAACGCCTTGTCATCTTGCTCATATGCACCCTTGAGTCCATCGGCAATTTGCGTTTGAGCCTTGAGCAATTTTTTCAGTAATGAGGGATGAATCGTATCTTCCAATTGACCGATGATTGAGGCCAATTCACACATTCCGTTGTGTACGTTTTTGAATTCTTGGGCTGTCAGAGTAGGGTTGCAATTCATAAATTCGCTCCGTTAGTTAACTGTCTATGTATGTATTATATAGCCAAATCCATTTATTGTCAACCATTTCTGCCGCTTTTTTGGGTGTTGTTTTTACACAACACTTAGATTGTGTCTAAAATATAATCGGCCGCATTATATCCAACCATTTCCTCTGCATTTAAATATACATCACTTGGTTGTAATAGTTTCTTTTTAATAGTATTAATATCTAAATCAGTTGCCGTAGTTAATACATCAACCATTCTATCATTTAATCTGTCATTTTCTTTTATCATTGCTTTAATATCATGGTACTTAAGTTCCCCGTCATTACCTGAAAATTGATGACACATAATGCCAGTATTTTTACCAATATAACGATGACCTTTAGTACCACTAGCAAATATTAAAAATGCCGCACTCATAATACTACCTAATCCAATAGTTCTAATAGGATGTATACTATTATGCATTATGTCAATTAATCCCAATGCTTCATATAAATCACCACCACAGCTATTAATATATAATGTTAATAGTTTCTCTGGTTTTTTATCCATATTTTCATATACAATCCATTTAATAGTTTCATTAATGGTTTCAGTATTAATCTCACCTATTAAAAAATGTGTGTGATTTTCTAATAGTTTAACACTAATTCTATCTTCCGCATTAAATTCTTCTATTTTCTTTGGCATTTTATTCTTTCAAAATGTATATGACGCTAAACTATCTTCTTTTACACCAGTTAATCCAGTCCAAAATGTATTAAATGATAATGACCTACGATTCCAAGGCATATCAGTTGGAACCTCTTCTACAAAATGATGTTGATTACTTAAAAATAATACCATGTGATGTTGTAAATTATTAATAGTAGCAGGGTCAATTTGCTGGTCTTTGATTAATGCATTCAATGATGCATAGGTTTTATTCTTTGTAATAAAATAAGGTACTTGTGGTAAATATGATTCAATGTATAAATTTAAATTACTTGGATTATTATCCAAATAAATCACACCACTGATTACGCTAAATGGATGTACATGTTCATGGTGATTCTGACCCGGCTCAGTTTTATTAGCCCATGAGTTTGTCATTTTTAAATCTTGATAAAAATCACCGATGTTTAATGTATGTTTTAAAAACAAACTACATTCATCTTCAATAGCTTTTTTACTATCAGCAAACACATCTTTATCAAAGAAATTTTTATCAATACTAATTTCGTTATTGATATTTTTTTTATATTCTAATTTAGATAATTCATCTTCTACGTTATTAAAGTTTACCATTTCAGATAAATCTTTAATAAGAATTAATTGTTGGCTTACATTAAATAGCAAATTCATTTATTGTCTCTTTTCAAGTATTTTATCAGCTAATCCATATGTCACGGCTTGATCCGCACTCATAAAGTTATCACGTTCCATATCCCGTGTTAAATCTTCAAATGACTTACCTGCACTATTGTGCTTAACATAGATATTGGTTAGATTTCGTTTCATTTCAAGGATTTCTTCAACTTGAATTAACATGTCAGTTGCTTGACCACGTGCGCCACCACTTGGTTGATGAATCATATGTCGTGCATTGGGTAATATATAACGCTTACCTTTGGCTCCTGCTTGTGCAAGCAAGCTACCCATACTACATGCTTGACCCATAACAATAGTCATAACATCGGGCTTAATAAATTGCATTGCATCATAGATAGCCATACCAGCAGTTACGCTACCACCTGGGCTATTAATATAAAGGCTGATATCTTTTTCACCTTCACTTTCCAAATAAAGCAATTGGGCAACAACTAGATTTGCCATTTGGTCATGTACTTCGCCCTCAAGCAAAATCACACGGTCACGCAACATGCGGCTGTAGATATCGTAACTACGCTCGCCTTTTGCGGTTTGTTCTAAAACCATTGGTACTAAACTCATAACACTCCTTAAGTAGATTTATATGTAACATTGTACATGCTATATTTACTTAATTCAAATGTTATGGCTAGTTATTTTTTATATTGGGTTAATCTGTGACTTTGAAACTTAAGCCCGCATCACCTGGGCTACCCGGTGACATTTTGGTATGTAGTGCAACATTACCGTCAACCTTACCTGGCCACAATACTTTGGTAACCAATTTCTTACTGATAATACGTGAGAAGATTTGGATAAAGTTTTCGTCTAATAACTCTAACACAGTTTTTCTAAATTTATCAATTAGTGTACTTGTGTTAATGATGTTAACTAAGTCTTTGGTGACAACATAAGCTAACTTACCACCATCAGTACCTTTACTTTGCTGAATGCTAGGAGTACTGATTAATTTGTTAAACTTTTCAGGCATTGGTTCAGCACCTTTGCTATTGATATTCTTTAACACTTTACGCATGTCTTCGCTGTAAAAAGGTAACAGACCGGCATATTGTTCTGGAATTAAATCAGGATAGTGATTGTATAACCAATTCATTCCTGCGAATCCTTGTACTGTAACAGGTTTAACTTGAATGATATGATTGATAAAGTCTAATGAATTACCAGGCTTAATTTTATCTTTACGCTTTTGAAGTGAAGGAGCTAGACCACTAAGTGCAGGAGCCGCACCTGTTGCAGTACTACCCTTACCACCTTTGCTACTAATCATAATTGTATGTCCAGTAGCCGCATTTTGTACACCGTAACTATCACTCAATGATGCATTTTGTTCACCTGGGAATATTAGTGATAATCCTTTAAGGTCAGGTGCACCCAAGAATTTTAAAAATCTATCTTGTTTCGGAAATTCTGCAACTTCGTTTATCATTGCAAGTATTCCTAAATACTCACCTGCATCGATGGCTATTTTCTTTTGTATAGTTTCATCATACATGCTTAAGTCAGGTACTTTTTTAGCCTGCATTTGTTTAGCAACTTCTTTAATCCCTACACCTAACTCACCTGCTTGGTCAAGTATTTCGTTGTTCATAATAGTTTGATATAAACTACCTGCAGGAATTTCTTTATGTGCATCTAGTGCATTTTTAACTTCTTCATCTGTAGTAAGTACAACTTTATCTTTTGGTTTAGTTCCGGGCTTATTGATAGGATCAGTTGCAATACCGATACCAATTGGTTGAACATTAACGTCAGTTGTTACCTGACCTTTCTTAGTTTGTAAGTCAGCTTTTTCAAACTTACTAACAGGTATAACTTTACCCGGTAATTCTTCACCCTGAGGTGTAACTATTTTTTCAATCTTTAGTGACAGACTTGGTAAAGATGCATTTGGTTGTTTCTTTAGTGTATCCAACAAATTATAAACTTGTGTAGCTATATTATCAACCTGTGTTTTGTCCGGGAAGTATTGATTTCCGTCTTTATCAAGGAATGGTGTTCCATCAACTATTTTTTTAAGGAAATTAGTAGGTCTCCAGTCTAGGTGACGAGGATCAAATAAATTTGCCGGGGTTAGGGGACTTTCGGTTAAAAATTCTGTGGCTCGCATGATATAAGTATTTATTCAAAATTATAATTTATTCATATAAAAAAATGACTATTAGCCGTTCCTGTGTTAAATATACTGTACAGTTCAAAATTAAAGGAGAATATATGTTTGAATTTTTGAAAAAGTTATTTTCAAGTAAGCCTAAGACAACAGAAACACCCGCACCAGCGTGGGATAATACAGTACCTTATAAGGTCCCTGAGCCACCTGCAACAACACTGATTCCATTAGTTGTTACTAACAGCAATCCTGCAGATAATGTACCTTTAGTTGCAAAAGTAGAACCAGTTGTTCCTAAAGCTGAAACATCTGCTAAAAAACCACGTGCTCCACGTGCTCCAAAAGTAGCAAAAACTGAAACTGCGCCTAAGGCAAAAAAAGTTAAAGAAACAACTGATAAGCCTAAGGCACCTAAAAAGCCAAGAATTAGTATTGCCAAATAATAGATGAACACGATTGGTTTTGATTTAATTAGCGACCTGAATCTTAACAATCAGGACAGTTTTAATTGGGAAGGTAAAGCTACAAGTTTATATTGTATCATTGCGGGTAACTTAAGTGATGACTTACAAGTTATAAGAGAAACACTAACTCATTTAGCTAACTGTTATCAGGGTGTATTTTACACACTGGGGTCAATGGAATATAATAATACCAATGACATTATTACTCGTACTGCTGAAATACATAAATTATGCAGGACAATTAAAAATGTAGCTGTTATGCACCATCACGTGGTTGTAGTAGATGGTATAGCTGTTGTTGGGGCAAATGGATGGTATGGTAATGTAGTACCTACTAATCCTGAAATCAATGCGTTAGTAGAACAACATCGCAATGAAGATATACTGTATCTAAAAAATACAATTGAAAAACTACAAAAACATTTGGATGTTAAAAAGATTATCGTAGTAAGTAACTCAGTTCCTAGTCCAAATTTATATTTTGGACAACAACCAGAAACAATTCAAAATCAATTAAATCTTACTATAGCCCTACTTTCAGATAGTGAAAGTAAAGTAACTCATTGGGCATTTGGGACATTTGACAAATTAGTTGATGTCGGTATTAGCGGCATCAACTATGTCAACAATGGATGTTTTAGAAAAAACCCTTATTGGGCTAAAAGAATAGAAATTACCTGTTAAGCCTCTTGCTCAATTTTTACTTGAAGAGGAAAGCCCTTGCTACGTGCGTCTAGTGTAACTTCAACGCCCTTTTGTTCAGCAATTTCGTAAGGTAATACAGCTACTACAGCACTACCGGCTTCATGGATATTATGCGTAATGTTTTGTGCATGTTCCATATTGTAGTCAAAGTAATTAATTAAACTACCAACAACAAACTCCATACTTGTTACTTCATCATTAAAATAAATGATTTTAAATAACGGTGGTTCACTCAATGCTAGATTGGGTCTAATTTTTACTTTTGTTTCTGCTTTTGACATGGTTTAGATAGCCTTTAAAATGTTGTTATAAGTGTGTAGCCTTGCGACTACACACATGCTATTATATTATTTAGTGTAGGTAATAGCAATAGACTTGGGCTTTTGTTCCTCAGGAACTTCACGCTTTAAGTGAACATTAAGAATACCCAATTCTAAATGAGCATTTTCAATCTCAACATGGTCAGCAAGTTTGAATTCTCTACGGAAATCTCTTGCACTAATTCCACGATGTAGATATGTAGGCGCGCCTTCAAGTGTTTCTTCTTCCTTAATAGTATTTTTACCTTCAATAATCAAAAAGTTTTTGTCTTTTGTTACTGAAAGGTTATCAAGGCCAAACCCAGCCACAGCCAAACTAATCATATACTCGTCCTCATTGATTTGGACTACGTTATATGGGGGATAGTTTGTTGTTGATTGTTGGGATTGAATTCTCATCAACTCGTCAAACATGTTATCGAAACCGATACCAAATTTGTGTAGTTGTGGAATGTCGAGGGAACGAAGGGTTAATGTGTTAGTCATGTTTTATCTCCTTATTAAGCAAGACTGTTATATAGTAGACCCGACTATCGGCATCTACATACGTATTTATTATAATAAAAATACGCAAAAAATTCTACTATTTTGGTTATACTACTACTTAGTTTGGTCAAGCCAGGGCATATATTTGCTAGCAAATTCTTGTTGTCTTTTACTATAATTATTATAACTTTCTATTAATGCATCTGTTCGTGGAATTTCAGTTATTTCTTCTATAAGGCTTATTGTTGTATCTATAGAATTTATTAAATCGTTGTATTTCAGTATACAAATTCTATTTGGATATAAATTTTTAAAATTATCCCAATATTTTAACTTTACATTTTCATCCACATTTCCTTTTTTGACTATAAATCTAGTTAGTAGCTCTCTTACTTCTTCATCAGTAAACTCAGAAAACGCCTGTAAATTAGGTCGTAAGTTACTGTTAGTTTTAGATTCTTCTATATAAAAATTCCAATAGTTACGATATTGGAAACCTAAACTTACTTTATAAAAATGATTAAACTCAATTCTTAACCTTTCTGAATTGGACTCAGAAATTACTACCAATTTAGATTTTGGATACGTAGTTAATAACTCATCCGGGCTTGCAAATGACTTATTATTTAATTTGCAGTCTTCAGTAATTACCATAGTAAACAGTGTGTTATTTGGATGAGGTTGTATTGTTCCGCTTCGAAAGGGTAATGTATATTCATGTGCAGTTCCTATTTTTGGAAAAACAATAGGATTGGTGTCTTTAGATAAAGAATGTAAAATTAAAGCCGCCACAAACGAATGCCCAGAGCCACCCACAACACGTATAAAGCAAGGACTATTCATATTATTAATCAAAACAATTTTTTAGGTAACTCTTGTTCACGTAATTGTCGTTTCCATCTACTCTTTGCTTGCCCTCTGGCAATTTTTCTCTTAGTAGTTGGTTTAGTGTATTCTTGGCGGTCACGGACTTCTTGCAGTAAATTAGACTCTGCTATTTTCTTTTTGAATTTACGTAATGCCTTTTCAACATTTCCGTCCTGTACAATGACTTTTCTGCCTCTGAGAATCATATAATCTTTTTTGGTTCCAAAACTAGTGCTTGATTAATATTTATCTCTTTTACATTATTTTCTCTATAGTCTCTAGTGTTGTACATGTGTGGCATCAATACACGTTCAATCTCAGTATGCAATCCGCGAGCGCCTGTTTTTAGTGCCAAGCAGTTATCAACGATTTGGTCTAGTGCCTCATCATCAAATGACAATTCGATACCATCAATACTGAACAAGTACTTGTATTGGTCAATATAACTGTTTTTAACATCAATAAGTACCTTTTTAAGTTCCTCTTTAGACAGTTCAGTGATACTAACTGTTGTAGTAAAACGACCAATGAATTCAGGAATCATACCAAACTTAACTAGGTCATCGGGCGTAGTTAGTGCCAAGTCACCTTCTTTTTTGCTGTCCTTAACCTCAGCACTGAATCCAATACTACTGCCATTTGTTCGTTTATTGATAACTTCTTTTAACCCTACAAACGCACCACCGGCAATAAACAAAATATTCTTTGTGTTAATCTCTAACATATCACCACCGGGGTGTTTTCTACCACCACCATTTGGAATTCTACAAACTGTACCCTCAACCAGTTTAAGTAATGCTTGTTGAACACCCTCACCTGATACATCACGTGTTATGCTAGCACCTTCACTTTTACGTGCAATCTTATCAATCTCGTCAATAAACACAATACCACGCTCTGCTAGTTTAGCATCACCGCCTGCCGCATTAACTAACATGGCTATCATACTTTCGGCGTCATCACCAACATAACCTGCTTCAGTTAAACTGGTTGCATCAGCTACAACAAAGGGAACTTCTAAATACTTTGCTACTGTTTTAGCTAATAATGTTTTACCACTACCGGTTGGACCTAACAACAATACATTGCCTTTTTGAATTTCTAAATCTTTGGGCGGGTGAGTAATACGTTTATAGTGATTAGCAATGGCAACACTTAAAATAGTTTTAGCCCAGTCTTGACCTATAACATGTAAATCTAAAAACGTTTTAATAGTACAAGGATCATACTTAGTATTATTTTCTTTTGTAACTTCAGTTTCTGGTGTAACTGCTTCTTCGTCCATTAAGTGAACACACAAGTCAATGCATTCACTACATATAGCAACATCATCCCCTACAATTAGTTTTTTTACTTTATCTTTGTGATTGTTACAAAACGAACAGTGGTTCAATGGTTTAGTTTCATTAGTCATATGTTATATTTATATTAATATTTTTTAGATTTTAATTTTGACAATTGCTATGTGGTACAACTGATACTTCAATAGTAATTATCTTTTGTAAAATCCATTCGTACTTTGGATCAATAGTTGCTCGTAGTACGTTTTCCTCTGATTCATTACCGTATATAATGAGATTGCTTGGATCACCTAAACCATAAAAAGATGCTTTTCTTCCCGTCACCGAATCGGGAATCCAACAGCTACTATATAATGCATCATTATTTCTATCACGCAATACCATTTTAATGCGTACTTCTCTGTTACCAGTCATTGAAGATTTAATATCATCAATCATTGGTATATCATTAAATTGATAATGATTGCGATTTCCTAATACATAATCTTTGGGATCCTTTGCCATGACTGTTACATTAGCAGGAGCCTTTTGTAAAAAATTAAATTTATTATCCTGTGTTATTTTCAATGCCTCATTAACGGCTACGATGTAGTCATAGTTCCAATTCAATTTATAAGGTACTTCTAACACAGCGTTTTGATTTTTATCAACCACAATGCTATATGATTTGGTTTTAATGGTGTACGCATTTTGTGGATATGTTCTCAACACAGCAGATATAATACCATTGGCATTACTTTTTTGAGTCCTATATGAATTTATTTTATCGCTAAGTTTAGTACCGTCAATGTAATCTTCAACCTTTCCCCTGTTAAGGGTTTGGTCAATTAATTTACTCGGAGCAACAAGAACATCCATTGTAATCCTTACAGTTGAACCTGATGCTATTGAAACGATTTTGTAATCGTTAATATATCCAGCACTATACAAAGAAATATTGTCACGGGTTAGGTTGTTAATATTTGATTCTAGTTCACTGACAACAACCAAACCAACTCTCGTTTGTATTGCTTGTTTAAAGGCATTGTTTTTTGCCTCAACAATTGAAGTGCCTTCTGCGGTTACACGAATGTAATCATTAGCAAAACATTTAATTGAGGCAAACAAACATGCTACTACGCATAGTAGTCGCAACATAGTTTAATTACTGCCAAATTTCTTACGCAATTGAGCCGCGGTACTATCACTGTTTTTATCCCAACGAATGGTAACAGTAACTTCTTGATTACCAGTTACTTCTTGTTTTACAGGATAAAAACCACGCAACCTAGCTTGTGCATTCACACGAATATTTTCAGCTAATGAATGTGCAGTATCATTGCTATTTTCAAGAATACTATAGTTAGTATCCTTTTCAGCTTCAGTATCGCTCATACTAACCGCTTCACCAGTCGTAGTGCGTGATTTAACACGGTCACTGGCTTTTTCAATGTTCTTAGCAATAGTGTTTGATACTTTATTGCTACCAACTTCTTCATTCATAAAATGAGCCACATTAGCCAATGCCTTCATTTGGGCACGTGTTAATGCAGTCATGCGGTTGTTATTACTATTGCCATTTGTAGTAGCACTGCCAGAACTGGTGATAGAAACAATCTCACAATCAGACTTCCATGGCTTATACCATACACAATCAGTTTCAATCTTGATTGTATCCTGATTAAAGGATGTTGAGAGTTTTTGATTGCGGATGGGTTCAATTTCACCCTCACCGCGTTTAACTGTACTGCAACCCACCAATGCCAAAACTGCGGCTGAAATAATTAAGAGTTTCATATAGAATCCTCAAGAGTTAATGATGTATATATTATACTACAAATCTTAATTCTTGTCATCTTTTTTGGTTAAATATTCTTCGATTTGTTGTTTCTCACTTTCGGACAACAAGTCAATGTCATATTCACCATTATCGATTTTTTGGATCAAATATTTGACGTACTCAATGTCATGCAAGTAGCTTGTGGATATGTCTTTATTGACAACAATCCATCTTAGCCCGTCAAATTTGTACACACGGTTTGGTAATACATCAACACGGACAAAAGTGTCACCTTTAATTGCTAATTTGGGAAACTCTACTCCAAAACTAGTATTACTTTGTCTTTCGTTGTCCGCAACCAATTTCAACACATCTGGGCGCATGTTCTTTAGTACGTCCATGTGCATGTGTTTACCCTCGTAAACCACGTAATTACCTTCCAACATTTGGTATGGTTTTTCAGCGGTTACACCATCTGTAATTATGGTTTCGGTTGAATCCACTGTTATATCATCATTGACAGTAGGTTCTTTACGGATTTCTATTGTGGGTTGGTTTTCTTTATATGTTACTATGGGCTCACTAAAGGTATAATTACCGTTACCAAAATTGGGCTTTTTAGTTTCGGGTTTAGTGAATTCCCAATCTATACCATAAGTATTGTCTACAACATCACATTCTTTGTTGGGACAGAATGGTCCAATACCGGGTGCGTCTATTAATGGTGTACCACATTTATAACAAGGTCCTAATTTGTCATCATCTTCTTCGGGAAACAATTCAGTTTTGGTAATCAGTTCGTCTTTGGGTAAATCTTCTTTTACCCGTTCACGTAATGCATTTAGTGCTTCTTCATTTATGGGGCCGTCATCTGGTTCATACGCAGGTTTAATTGGATTCTCTACATTTTCTTTGACACGATCCTCAAACATTTTCATGTAGTCAGGTGCATCTAAAACAGTCTTTTCTCTTTCTTCTCTATCCCACACACGACTTTGATTTGCCGCAATAACCATCATTAATGCCAATGGGTCAAATACTAAAACAATAAGAATGATTACCCAACGTACAGCACGTTCTAATAAGTTACTGTCTGGGTTATCACCGTACATGAATGCCGCAATATATTTTATTGGTCCAACCTCTGCTTCCACTTTTCTGACCTCGGCGGCAATAGGCGCACGGGCATCACTAAGTTCCGCAATAGACTTCTGCGACTGTAATATTTCATTTTGAAGGCGAGTACGTTCTTTCTGCTGGGACTTACGCATAGCCACAGCTTTGTCGGCACCTTTTTCATCTGTTGAGCGGCCCAGTACTTGGTCCACTCCCTCATCCATCTGTTTAAGTGCCTTACGGTTTGCTTCAATATTCTCTTTCTCGGTTTTAATTTTTTCATCATATACTGCAATCTTAGCGATAACGTCACCGCTAACTAAATTTTGGTCACTATGTGCTTTACTTAGGTAGCCAAAGATACCCATACTCGTCATTAGTGCCAGTGCAAGTACAGCGGGAATCAAATACACTTTGAGAAGAAAACTTACACGTTCCCAATATATTTTTAACCAAACAGTGGTCACAATCTTAGATAGTTCTAGTATTGAACCCATGATAATGATTGGGATTACTGCCCCGGCAAAGATGGCAGTAAGTCCTGATATACTATACCATGCGGCAACAGCACTTAATGAAAGTGCTACTAGTAGTGTAAAATTGGAAAAGGTGAATATTCTTTTTATCATAATTAGTATTTATTCGAAAAGGTATCCGTAGATTTCTAAAAACGTGACCAGAGGTAGTATAAGTTTCTGTGGTATACCTGGACCTTGATAGGCAAAATATGTAACAGATGCGCCACCCCTGCGTTCATCCCTCTCGTTAATTCTAATTATTTCTAATTTATTACCATCTTCAAACGTATGCATCATGCCCTCTTTTAAAGAGTGCTGTGGTAAATCATCAGTATCCTCTATCATTCATTATCCATTTTTTCATCGTCTAATGCCGCCCAACGTGCTTCACGTTCTTTGCGTTCTGCCAAGTCTCTGACACCTTCTTCAGTCAATTCGGTATCACTATCACACATTGGACACACATCCTTTGTATTATGTGATTCTTCATCAGTGCTATAGTAATCTATAATTACTGAACCATCTTCACGTAGGTGTTGAGTAATTGTATTGTAAACATTACCTCTCCAACGACATTTAGTACACTTATGTGTTGGTTCTGGTTCTTGCTGTGCCTCTACCCAACTTTCGCTGTCACCATATTCATATGTAACATCGTATCCACCTTTACGGTCAGTCCAACAATCATCGTATTGAAAGTCCCATTCAATTTCAATATCGTTGTTCCAAGCCTCGTTGATAATTTCTTCAATATCAGCTTCACCGTTTTCAAGTTCTTGCATTAGGTTTGCAATTTCATCTTCATCCATGTCTGGATAAATTTCACTTAGCATATCTTCATCAAGGTCAATACAATATTGTCTGTCAACTTGATGCCATTCATGTTTTACAATAGTTACCATAATTTATTCCTTTTAAAATACTATTATACTTATGTTTGAGAAAAAAGCAAAAGAAAACGGAAAACTTGCTTAAATTTTTTCTAGCTTAAGTATGGGCAAACCTTTGCGTTTTCCTTTGGTCATTATATCAAATGACCCCATTAAGATTTTCAATGGTTTATTGTATAGCATGGTTTCAGTAAAATAGGGAGCATAGTATGCTGTGTTCTGTGCTATCCAATCACCCTTAACCATTGGTGCTAATGCCGCAAAAAACTCTGTACAGTCTTTGTTACGTGCAACAAATAAGTATTCACTGGTTCTGTCTGACAATGACCCGCCACGAAACCTTACACGTGAACCCATTGATTGGGCAACTTTAATTTCTAATGGTACGTCACCACTAGGAAATTTAAATAAATTATCTGGGTCAACATCTGCTCGACCTGGTAATACTTTAATGCCTAACTTGTTAGTAAAATGAGCCGCGGACACTTGCTCCAATAACTTAGAACATAGCTCAGAAATAACTTTTTGCCCTACATCATATTTTGATGAGGGCAAATTATCACGTACTTCAGTTATAATTGTTTTAAAATCATCAGTAGTAAAACATTGTTGAATCATTATACAATCTTTCCAAGTCCTGCATAAATTAGTTGGTCTAATTCATATTGATAGTCACGACCTTCTCTGCGTTTAAGCCAAATTGTTTCTAATAAATTTTTACTAGATTCTGATACAGAAAAACCCATTCCTCGACTTTCAAGTTCCTCAATGAGGTCTTCGCTGTCAAACTCACTAATGTCTACATCAACTTCAACTTCTGTATATATGGTTTTATATTTGCTCATTACTCAATACTTTCGATTCCAAAATGTTCTTCAACCGGCATATCAGGGATATTTTCTGTATCGCCGTCTTGTGCAAAGACAAAACCCAAACCTAACAATGTTTCCATTTCAAATTGTGTACAGTTACCACGGAAGATAAAAATTCTACGGGTTAGATTGTCTTTAGAATAATAGATTCTATAACTTACCCGAGGAACATCAAATTTTTCAGCAAGCATTGTCGCAGTAACCTCATCACCCCAATCTTCGGTGATAGATTCACGATGTTGCTCATAGTAAAAATCTTTCATCATTCTTCTACTCCAAAATGTTGTTTAATCAAATCATTAGACTTGTATGGCTCTGCTTTATCAGCAATATCAGCACATTGCCGAACAATCAACTCGGCGAACATTCTGTAATCAAAATCACGCAACCCTTCACGGTCACTACCATATGGAGCAATAAGACCAGCCTTTCTGGCTAGGTCTTTAATTAGTTGGTCGTTCATTTGTCATCCCTAAATCTGACAAAGCGGGGAAAACGTAAACTGTAAGTACCATCTTGATTTTGTGTAATCACATCACACAAGACCTCAGCAGTTCGACCAATGACCAGATTACGATTATTCCAATAATCATCTCTATCAGAGTCAGAAAAACCACTACCAACATTGACGGTAATAAATTTCCCATCATCAACGCCTGAGCAAACCAATGCTCCAAGGCGTCCTGCGTTTCTTCCAGTACCTTCTTCAACACCGATAACCTCCAAATCTACTGTGATTGTTGGCTTCCACTTCATCCAACTTGTACTACGTTTACATTCATAGGGAGCATCTGTGTTTTTAATCATAATGCCCTCAAATCCTGCATTCACTTGATCCTTAGCATAACGATTCAATTGGTCATGTCCTTCGGCAGTATCAAGGTCAACCATGATGTGTGGTAACAATTCAACATTAGGCATTGTTTCAATTACACCACGCATTGATTCTAGCAATTTAATTCTTTTGCTTAATTGAGCATTCCAATAACCTCTACGAAAGTCAGCTAGTGGGATAATGTCAAAGACATTGAACACACTATCAGTAGCTTGTACATCAGTTTTGCGGCGTGCTTGTCGCATTAGTTCTTGGAATGTGTTGCCAATCACCTCACCGTCAAGAACAAAGCCATCTATAAGACCACGACCTTGATCCACACTTACTGCCGCACGTAAAATTTTTGTAAATTTGTCACGTACTTGTTCTTCAATGTGTGTAAAGTTTTCAAATACTTTACCATTACGACTAAAACAAATGGTTGTAATATCTCCAAAGTCACTTGGTATAACCATCATCAATACACGAACGCCATCAAGTTTAGGCTCAAGTCGTTTTGTTCCCTGCATTTCTGGCCGACCTTCGCTGTTAGTTGCAAGTTGACAACCAAAGATTGGAATCTCGTAGTCTGTCTTTTTACAGATTTTATTGATTGTCTTGTCGCTGATACCCGCACGAAGGTCTCTACGCAATACAGGTGCTAAGAATGTATTCCATTCGTTGCTATCAAAACGTTCTGCCATTTCCTGAATAGCATCACGTGCGGCATGACCTGTTAACCTGCGTTGGCTAAGTTGTAGCATCAATTCATTAAAATCATCCCAAGGGTTTTCAGCATCAACAATGCCCACCGTATCAGGAATTTGTTTGACACCAAATGTTATATAGGGGTTGTAACAGGCTTTTGTGAATGAAAGAAAATTGATAGCATTCGTGCTACCAAGGACACTTGCCTCAAGCGCCTGTTTTATGATATCCTCTTTATAAAGACGGCTATCGCTTTCATTTAATTTATTAATCCAACTTGCACTCATTATTATTCCTTAAACACCGTTTACTGAAATTCTTTTTCGGGTAGCACACTCGGTGATGACCTCATCGGGTACAAACGTATATTGGTCTAACATTGAACAACGGTAGTCTACTGTTACAACATCAGGATCGTCTTCCTCAACTGGATCTGATTTCATCCAAAGCAATAACACTATTACACCGAGTAGGAAAAATAGTGTTAGTCTAGCTTCCCTATTCATTTTTTGCTCACAGCAACATGGAAGAAACTATGTGCAACAAGTATTGCACACCATGTTTCAAACGAATACGCAATATTCAAACTAGGGAACAACACATTCAATGCCCAAATATAAGCAAAAGGGGCAAAAATTACTAAAACAATTACCAATATAATAATTGGGACTAGCGACAATTTAAACATAATATTATTCCTTTGCCTGTTCAACAGTTACTTGTTTGACCTTGTTGACACCGTTGTCAAGAAGTTTTGCGATTCCACTAAATCCAATCGTTGAAACTACAATACCAAATATGGTTCCTAAAATAAAGTTACGCATAAATGTTCCTAGATAAAAGTTGATGATAGCTTATTATAAATCATTTAACAATTAATGTCAAACAATCTTTACCCTATTCAGTTGGGTGCTGTTATCACGGTGTGCCTTAACAGTACCTTGTACTTTAACCTTACGGTCAATTTCACAACCATTTTTATGACCAAAGAACACGACCTTATCATCGGCTGTGATACCAGTCACGTAATAAATATTCCATTGTTGAGAAAACACCGACTTGACAACATCCAATTCAAGTTGTACCTTGTCACCAACGCTACCAACAAAACCACCTTTAGCAAAAAAGATACGCTGGTCTGCATTGTGACGTTTAACACCGCGCTCGTAAGAACTGGGAAGACTTGCAATCACCGCCAAATCATAAGTACTTTCAACCGTATCACGATTGGCAATCAGCATTGCATTGTTGTCAAACTCGGACAACTTGATACCTTTGAGGATTTTAAAAGTAAACGCCTGATAGAATTTACGAACTTGGACACCCTGCTCACGATCCTCATCGGTGATTTGGGTAGTATCAGTAAGAAGGCTTTCAACAATCTGACGATTAGATTTGCGTTCCAAATCAGGATCCGATTCAGACATAACACTCAATTTAACATAAGCACCGTTGATGCGTTGGGCTTGACAAGCCGCGGCCCAAACATCATCGGCATTGAAATTCAGTACGGGTTTCTGATAGCGAGCCATGATTACCTCTGAGATTAAAAAATTAATTAAGCAACAGTCAACATGTTAGCCGGCACACGCCAGTTAGCACTAATCAATCCATTCTCACGTACAATAACAAACTTACGATTTACCTTTTCTACGGTACCAGTCACAACTTTACCTGTCCGTGAACTAGTAAATTTCACAATCGAGCCTTTACCCAATACGCACTTGTTGCGTTCAACGATACGGGCACGTGCGAATTTAACCGCATCGATAACACTATTCAAGTCCTCGTTAGTAAGAGAGCCTGAAATAATTGCGCTATTGATTTCTTGCAAAGTCATTTTGTTTCCTTTATCTAACTGTCTAAGATTCTATTATATACCCAAACTGATTTATTGTCAACCGTTTACACTAGGTCGACCTGAATTTGCTTGCCACGAATAGTAGTGCCAAGTCCAGTTGGAACTACCTCGTTTTTGCGTTTGGCTTCGTAGCGCAAAAACGACAATTGAATTAGTGCGTCCCAGCAAGTTACTCGGGCGTTAACAGTAGCAAATTGCTCGGTCATTTGCTGGACCGTCATATACATGCCAATGTCATTTTCAGAACCATCGCCCTTGAAAATCACACGGAATTTTTGAGAATTTTTCAAACCGTCAATGATAGTTTTTGTACGCATTTCCTAGTCCTTTATCTAACTGTCTAAGATTCTATTATATACCCAAATCGATTTATTGTCAAATTTTGGCGTATTGAGCTACCTGCTCTTGGATGTACTTGTCAAAACCTGCTTTAGAAACCTCGTAGCCGTTTTGCTTGAGGTACTTTTTGATATGCGGGAGAAGGTAACCTTTGGATTCTACAATTTTCAGTGGAGCCTCGCCACCTTCCAATCGACCAAAATACTCTTCAACCGTAAAATTCTTAGCCAAAAACGTCAAGAACGTACCCTTGCTACCTTTTTGGTATTTGAATCGGGCAACGAATTTACCCTGATAGTTGATGTACTCGGAACCTGAGAAGTCTGCTTTGATAAATTTAGTCATTTCTTACTCCGTTATCTAACTGTCTAAGATTCTATTATATACCCAAATCGATTTATTGTCAACCGTTTTAGTACTTGACCACACGAACTACCTGATCCAAATAAGCCCAGCTACCTTCGTAACCAATGCCCGGCCGTCCGTTTTTGATGTTGTCTTCCACTTCGTCTACTACAACCTGTTGGGGTACACCGTTGCCAAAGTTTCCGCGGACAACGACCACGCTACCTTCCCGAATGTCGCTGATCCGAACACGGTTGAGAACCGTTGAATACTGTGTAAACATTTTATTTCCTATTAACCGATTACGATAACACGGGGAGAATCATCACGATCCATGAACTGTTCACCTTGAACCGGGGCAGTGAAAAAGTCGGTCTTGAACTTTTTGTCCTCAACACCTTCCCAAACACGCTTGATGAATTCAGCACGGAACAAGCCGTCGAATTGAATTCCGACAACTTTACCAACCATGTAGCAGTTGTCAATTCCATTAAAGTCTAAAGACTTTACAATATCACCGATTTTCATAGATTTTCTCCGTCATCTAACTGTCTAAGATTCTATTATATAGCCAAATCCATTTATTGTCAACCAAAAATCGGGGGTTCCATAGTGTTGTTTTTACACAACATTTTGGCTTAATTTAGTGTAATTAATGAATGATATCCCCATGCTTGACCAAAATAGCTATTAATAGTTTTTTGCTCAGTTAAATCGTTTGAAATTTCCCAACTACAGCAATAATATTGATATGTTGGATTGTTAATATCGCTAAAATTCTTGTCTTGTAACCAAGGTGAGAATTCATTAAAACTCACACCAATTGCAATGTCACCTAATTCTAATCCAATTATTTCAAAGAATGCTTTTACTTTAAGTGATTTTAATTCCGTATTTGCAACTTTAGCCTGAGTAGCACCAAGAGCAAAGTTTGTAAACATTGCTCCCCAAAAATCAGGGGGAACTACTCCCACACCCACATCAGCTCCAGTAGAAGCCAATCCTAAAATTACCTTTTTACCATACTTATTGTAAATTTCTTTTAATACTTTAACTTGGTCTATACCATAAATGTCATTATGATATAATTTTGTAATTGCTTTTAAATCATTTAATGGGGTATTAGATAATCCATTTGATAAAATTATGCTAGGGTAATCAACATAATTCCAAACTGGTGTATCTTGAATCATAGGAGTAGAATATGAAAGTTTACCAGAATACACTGATTTGATGTTAGAGATTAAATACTGCCAGTAATAAACATGACTCTCTGAATCAAAATTGTAATTGCCCTCGCTAACAAATATACCATCAACCTTATGACTTTCTGCAAGTGCGGCAATAGGCTTGTCGTAATTTGCAATGTTGTTAAACATTTGTTGTTCGGAATATTTGGTAAAGTCAGGGGTTAAGAAACAATCTGAAACACTATCTACAATAGCCAATGATATCCAAACTTTTAACCCTTGACTTTTAGCATAGTCAACTACTTGCCAAGTAGCCTTAGGCAAAACTTTAATATTAGTAGGATCATCATTGATAGCGCCGGTCTTAGCATTTACCGGGGCCTGTAATTGAATAACTACTCCGTTAAATCCAATAGATTTTATTTGGTCTATTAGTGGAGTAACTGCTTCGTATGATGTTGTATGAACACCTGCTTTATTTACAGAACTAGTTGGTGTATCATATCGGTAATCTAATCTAGCAAATCTAAAATTGTTTACCGTAATTGGTTGTATGAAACCAGACTGGTTAACAATTACACTTGAAGTGGTATTGGTTGGTGTATTAGAACTTAGTGTACCGCCGCCACCTCCACCGCATGCCGTAAGAACAAGGCTAAGTACAGTTGTACATATAACACTACGGAACATAAGAAACTCCATGAGTTGACAATAATGTAGCTATTGTACTACACTATCCATTTAATGTCAACCGAGTTATTCTAGCAATAAAGTTTTGGGCACATCGTTGTACCATTCTTTAACTTCATTGTTACTGATTAATTTTAATTCACTATCAGTATATTTTTGCCCTAAATTATTTTCTTCTACCCAAATATTATATGTCTCTACGCATTGGTCAAAGTTTTTTATAATTTTTCTTTTCTCTGCTAATGTTTGTAATTTAATCGGAACTCCTGTGGGAAGTGTACCTGTTTGTACCAACTCTTGTATTCCTTTATAAGTATTGGTATATTTTTCACTATGTTGTTTTAAATAATTTTGATCCGTTAATGATAAGTTATTGCTTAATTTATCAATTACCATTAATTTTTTTTCTGTGGTATTTTTCTCATTACCATCATAACCCAATGATGCAATATCTTCTACGCTACCCAAATCACTTATTAATTTGTGACATTTATTCCAATCATTCCATTCAATTGAAAAAATATCATTCCAAGACTTCTTTTCTTTGTTGGGGAAAATATCTAAATTTAAAATATAACTTTCAATATCTTTCAAATCCTTTTCATAATTAAAATAACTATTAACTTGAAAATGATTTTCTACCCATTTTAAATAATCTTTGTATCTATTTAAATGGTGTGTTAGTACCGTTTGGTCTACGGTTAAACCATTTTTATATATGTCATAAAATACATTTAATTTTTCAATGTGACTGTATACATTTAATTTTTTACTATGTGTAGAAATTGCCCAACTAATTGCATGTTCAAATAAATTTTCTCGTCTAGCTGAAATAATAAAAAAATTCTCATTAACGTAATTGTAAAAACGTAGTTGGTCTGCTAAGGAATCTTGTCTGTTTATTATATGATATAATGCTAACCTAGATGTTTTATAATGGTCTGCACTTTCTAGCAAATCAATAATCTCATCTAATGATTGATGATATCCCCATTTATCACGCTCCCACATTGGAGGCTTACTTAACATTTCTCTACCATATGTGGTATTGTAATTAATGTTTAATCCATTAGTAAGTTCATGCAAATTGATAACAGGTTTATCATACTGATGTCCTGCCATATATATGGTAATCAATCGTTGTAGTAAAGTACTACCCACTCTGTCCGGGGTTAAGATAAGAACATTCATTTTCTATTTATTACCCGTGGATAGAGGATCAAAAGATCCTCTATTGTTACTTAATTAAGAATTACTTCTTATTAGTAGTACCAGCATTAACAAATGAGTACATTTTTTCTGCTGTTTCTAGAACTTTGTCAAGTCCTGGAAACTGTGGCATTTCAACTTTGCTAACGATTTGACCAGTCTTTGCATCACGTGTGGCAGTCATTTCCCATCCTTGGAATTTAGCATGGAAATCGTCTTGTACTAGGCTTTTGGCCATGCCCAAGATATCTGTACGGATTTCATAACCGTTTTTGTTGAATTTAACTTCAGGCAATTTTGGTGCCCAATCATTTGAGTTTGACATAATTATCTCCTTTTAAAATAGTGTGTATGTCTGTTTGGCTTCTTGACTCAGCTTAGGCCGTTGCTGTTTTTTCTTTTGGAAAGAAAATCTTTGTATACGAATCTACACTATGTGCAGTAATATCAATTGTATTCTTTACTAACATTTTTGCAAATACTGATTGGGCGTCTATAAATGCATGGCATGCCTTGTTTAATACTGCATCCTTGTAGACTTGATTAGTAGTCATCTTTTTAGATGTCTGTAATAAGTCAATATAAAAATCTGGTGTAAACATCGTAGTTTCCTTAAATAGAAGATGTGTGGGATAAAAATATGGCGAAAACATAATAGTTTCCTTATTTGTTATTTAGGTAGATTCATCATGTCTTTGGCAAGGTCATAGCGACCCATTTGAGCAAAATGTGCTGCCGCTCTAACTTTACCCATATGGTACAAGAAGTTATAAAAATTATCAAGTATTTTTTTCATGCTATCCACCCTTGACGTTGAGTAATTCTTTCGTATTGGCGAGTAAGCATATCAATATCTGCCGCGCTTTGTGGGTGTTTTGAAGCAATATATGCTTCTAGTGCTGAGCCATATGATTGTGGCTTGTGAAAAGATTCAGCTAGGCTTTTGACCCAACCTAATAATGGTTGTATAAACATGTTTTCTCCTGTGTAAGTGTGTTTATATCAATTTTTACAGAATTGTAACTGTTGTACTTTTATTTAGTCTTTGTATGATTACTTAATATTAATATACTTTGATTTCATCAAGTTGTCAACAAAATTGGTTGCCGTTAATATGTCATAGTGATGCCCGTCTCTAGCCAAATCGAGCACCTCGTAATTAACACGTACTGCATTTAATTTCTCAAACTCATCCTCAAAATGGTTAATATATGCATCATCCATAAGTCCTGGTATAAAACTATTAAGTAGTGTTATTTGATTGTTACAGGCATGTAGACCATTTTTTATGTTACCTATTAAATTTTTAACATCCTCAGTGGATTGCATTTCTTTTACATACCAAATTCTTCTGTCATAGTCATTTAACTTGTCCGCTGATATTGTACTTTCTCTGCGATTTATATAACTCCATTGAGCAATGATTAATTTTGGTTTTATTACATCTGCTATTCTTACAATTTTTCGTGATATCCAATCATTGCTAGCACCATCCATTGATATATTGATAGTGCGAATGTTCAGTCTTTTTGCTAGTACTTGCGGCCATATATAC